CGGTTTGATCCAGCGGTCCACCGGTGGCGCACAGGCCGAACATGGCGTCCGTGGTGCCGTCGCCGTCATAGAGCGCTTGCTGGATCCCCTTGGCCAGGCGCTCGATCGCGTCCCCCAGCTCATCGGCGAACAGGGCGGCCAGTTCGGCGGGGTTGCCGGTGGCGAGCGCGCCGGCCAGGGCCTTGCCGGTCACCGCGAAAGCGGCGTGGTAGGTCCCGTAATCGAGGCTCGCGGGAATTTTGTCATCGTTCAGGTAATCGCCGGCCTGAACGTCCGCGCCGTCCGCGATCTTGGTGCCCACACCGGAGCCCACGCGGATCGACCATTGCAGATTCTTACCCTCACCAGGTCCCACGGGGAGGAGCTGGAGGGCGACACAGGACCGGTTGATCTGGGAGGTGATCCGGTCCTCGAACAGGGTGGCGAGGGTTGCGGCAATCGCCGCCAGGTTGACATCGGCCATGTTTGGATCTCCTTGCTGGGAGCGCTAGGGTTCGTGCCTCGCGCCGTCCCACCCGCGCCCGGTGTGCGTCCCGGAGATCCCCCCGGCCGTGTCTGTAGCCTCGCGCGAAAACCCGCGCGCGTCAAGTATGCGAAACGGCGCGGCCGTTACCACGTTACAGCTCCACGGTGCCGGCGGACAGCATGTCCTTGATTTGTCCGCTCAACGTGTCCAGCGCCTTTTTCTTTCCCTCCAGCTTTTGTGTGGCCGGGTCTGGAGGCGTGCCTCCTGGCCGTGGTCCACCGCCGGCGCCGGGCTTCTGGCCGGAGCCGGACACGTCCACGGGGGCCTGATACGCCTTGCCGGTGTCCGTTCCCAGCCACTCCTTGATCCCGTCCGCGAGCTGGAGATCCTCATGGTAGCCCTGGCGTTGCATTCGCCAGATCGTGCCGCCGTCATCGCCGCGCGTCACGTTGCCCTTGATCGTTGCCACGGCGCCGTCCATTAGCTCCTGGCGAACGCCGGCCTTGGCCAGGGCGTTGCGGAGATCGGCGTCCAGGGCCGCGGCCGCGTGCTTTTCCGCCTCGGACTTGCGCGCTTCCTTTTCGTTCTGGATCTGGGCGGTGAGCGCTTTTACCTGGTTCTGTAGCTCGCCCACCTGGGGATCACCGCCGCGCTTGCCGGCCTCGCCGCCGCCTCCTGTGCCGCCGCTTGTGCCGCCGCCCTTGCCCTCCGCGATCGCCTTGAGCTGGTCCTGGAGTGGGGACAGCGCCTCGCCCATGCCGTCCTTGATGGCCTCGGGGAGCTTGCGTCCGAGCTGGGAGGTAACGGCCGCGTTTACGGTTCGCATGATCAGATCTCGCGTGCTTTGCGAGATCGTGTCATCGCCGCCTCCACCACCGCCTCCACCACCGCCTCCACCGCCGTCGCCGTCATTGTCCGCGGAACAGATCAGGCCGCTACGCGGCGCCTGTGGTTTCGTCCAGTCCTTGAAAAGTGCCATGGTTCCCTCCTATGGGATCTCCGGTTCGGGTTTCTGGATCACGTTCCACCCGGCCGTCCGCTCCTCGAATTCGTCCGGATCGTCCTGGAGGAGGATCAGGACGCGAAACTCCTCCGCGCTGATCCGCTTGCCCTTGGCCTCATAGTAGCGGCGCGCGGCCGCGAAATCGTTGCGTGGCAAGTCCAGCAACGTGATCTCCTGTGTCATCGGCGCATCCTAACTCACTGTGCCAGGTAACTGGGTTGTCGTTTCATTCCCTCACGGAGGCCCTGGATCAGCGCTTCCTTGTGCTTCGCCCCGTCCTTGAACTGGCGCACGAACAGATCCGCGGCGTCCTCCGCGGACATCATGGTGGAGCTGGAGGCCACGCGCTTGAACTTGAGCGAGGCGGACTCCAGCATGTCCCAGGCCACCCGCTCCGTGACGCCGTAAGCCTCACGGATGGCCTTGATCTGTTCCTCAAAGAACCAGTCATAAGACACGCCGCGGGTGGCGAGGCCGCGCTGGAGGGCGAAATTTCGCTGGAGGTATAGGCGCGCGGTGGCCTCCGTTGTCACCTCCTCCAACGCCACGCCGATCCCCGAGTATCGAAAGTTGGGGCCGGTGCCGTGGACAACCTCATGGACCACGGTCGACAAACCCTCCACGTCCCTGGCCAGCTCCGCGCCGGCGTGCTTTCGGAGCGCGCCGCGGGTGGAGTCGATCTCGCGGAACGTGGCCTGGAGTTTCTGGTCCATTTCCTCCCAGCCATCCCGGAGGAGGTTGCGGCGCTTGCGGAGCTTGGCCACCTTGTCCCAGTCCTTGGCCTCGCGAGCGCGCTCCATGTCCGCGCTCATGTCCGTGATCTTGGCCTCCACCTTATCCATGCGCGCCAGGAACCGATCGCGATCGCGTTCGAGCCTGGGGATCGCCAGGCGCTTCGCCTCATAGTCGCGGGCCACGGCCTCCACCGCCTTGGGGTCCGCTTTCCAGGCGTCCAGGTATTTCTTGCCGTGTTCGGCTTGCGCGGTCCGGATCTTGATCTTGCCGTTCCAGTAGTGAGTCCCCAGGGAGCGGTGGTTCTTGGCGAGCGCCACGGAGTGATCCCATTCGTGGGCTTGTCTGGTGATCCCCTCGCTCGCCTCCAGGTGGCCCTCCAGCGCCAGGCGTGCGCGCTTCCACTTGCCTTGCTTGCCGGCCGTCCCGGCGTCCACCAGGGCGTCCAGCCACTCCTGGGGCCGCACGGTGGCGCGTAGCGCGGAGATGTCCTCCTTGATGGCGTCCAGCTTGAACAGGTCCGCGGGCTCCGGTTGCACCTTGATCGCCGCGTCCAGCTTGGCGTTGAGGCCGCGCAAGCGTTCCAGGTAGGTATCGAACGGGATCTTTCCCTTTTTCGCCGCCGCGGCCACGCCCTTGATCTCGCGCCGGATGTCCTCGGTTCCACCAGGATCCCGCACGCGGGCCGCCAGCGTGTCCCGCTGATCGGATAGCTTCTCCAGTTCGCGGACTTTCTGGGCGCCCGTCAACTCCTTGCGCTTCGGCTTGGCCGGTGCCTTGGCGCGCTTCGGCTTGGCCTTGGGCCGCTTCGGCTTGGCCGCCTTGCCCTCCTTGCCCGGATAGATCGGCGTGGGCTCCTCGGGCCGCTTGACGTTCCCCCAGCGCTTGAGCCACGGCGAAATGATACACCGGCAATTCGGGTGCGCCGGCGGCCGGTCATGCTCGCCCAGCTCGCTGTGGAACTTGCCGTCCTGGGGCACGGCCTGGCGATCGAGGCCGCGGCACACGTGACACAAGCGCTTGTCCGCGCTCGCATCCCAGCGCTTGAGGAACCGGGCCTCCTTGGGCTCGCGTGCGATCTGGTTCAATTCGTCGATCCCGTTGTCCGCGTGGACGTTGTATGCGTTCTGCATTTCCGTGCGGACCACGCGCTCCCCCCAGTTGCGATAGCGCCGGAACAGGCCCTCCGTGATCTCCTCCACCACGGCCCCGGGTTCGCCGCGGACTCCACGGAGCGCCACCAGGCCGCGAGGCCCTCCGAGGCGCCGGAGCCTGTTCGTCATCTGGGTGTATGTTTCGCCACGCGCCACGCCCACGGAGAGCTGGTGTCCAATGTCCTCCATGACGTTGCCAGCGTAGCGGGCCGCGCTGGTTCGATACCTGGGGATCAGGAAGCGATCGCCCTTGGCCATGATGGCCGCCGTTTGGATCTGGATCGGCCGGATCGTTTCACCGAACGCGGAGGCAAACCGGGCCAGCTCAAATTCGAGGTGTTCCGCCGCGAGGTGGCCGGCAACGTTCCCGCCGTCCTCAAGCGCGGCGCGCATTGCCGGATCGAGTTTCGCCATGGTGCGGAGGGCTCCCTCCAGGTTCACCAGGGCGCGCCGGTATTGTTGCGCGGTGAAACGCGCGGCGCCGTCCTTGCCCTTGAGCCATTCGGTGAGCGCGCTCCGCAATTCCGATCGCGCCTCCATGAACACGGGGAGGAGCTTTCGCATCACAGCGGGCTCGAGCCCGGCAACCTCGCCCGCGATCTGTTCCAGCATTCGCTGGACGCGCGCGCTTTTTCCCATGGCGGGGAACAGCGGCGCATCCCGCCCGGGTGGCCGATAGTGCCCGGGGGGCACGAACGGCGCGCCGGTGGTGTGCGGATCGGCCATGAGCTATTTGGAGAACGTGGAGTATCGAACCGGCTTTCCGTCCGCGGCGGCCTTGCGCGCCTTGCGCTCCTCCTCCGCGTCCTCCTCGCCGTCCTCCTCCTCCTGATCGTCCTCGCCATCCTCGCCGGCGGCCGCGGCGCCGCGAGCCATCAAGGCCATGGAGTCCTCCAGGAGGGCCTCCTCCATGGTGATCATTTCCTCCAGTTCCTTGCGGATCGTCGCCAGCTCCTCCTCCGTCAATTCGTCCCCCAGGATCAGCTTGTACAGGCGATATAGGAACGCCCGCTTGAACGTGGCGGACTTCTGGGGCACGCCGTTGAGGAATTCCACGGCCTCGGTGATCGCCGCGGTGACGTCGACGGCGTCGAAACTGTCCAGGCCGGACACGCGGAACGTTTGCCCGTCACCGCGCGCGATGGCCACCAGCTCCATGAGGAGGCGCACCAGGTCCCGGAGGAGGCGGCCCAGTTCCTTGAGGATCACGGCGGCCACGGCGCGGTCCTGCGCCTTGGACTCGCCGGAGCGCCGCACGGCCGCGCTGTTCATGTCCACGCTGAGGGCCATCGAATACATGACCCGGTGCATTTCCCGCATGATCTCCTGACAGGACTCGCGCCCGGCCACGAACGGATCGACGGGTGGCCCCACGAATTCGGCGCGGTCCTCATGGCCGCGCTCTTGGACGTGGCCAGGGCCTCGCACTTGGGACACGGCGCGATCCGGATCTTGCTGGGCATCGCTGGAGATCGAGGCGATGCCGTCCTCCGGTGCCAGGAATTCATAAAGCATGGCGAACAGGGACTTGAATTCCGCCCAGCTCACCGCGCACCGTTTATTGAAATGTTCGCGCGCCAGGGATTCCAGCTTGCCCATGGCGTGGAGTCCCTCGGGGAGGAGGAACGGGATCAACGGCACCTTGCCGAACGGGTGCGAGCCCTCACCGAGGAACGGCACCGGCTGATCGTCGCCAGGGCGCTCGCCTTTTCTGTATTCGATCCGCCACGATGTCCACCCGGCGCGGTCGTACCACGTGAACGTTTTTCGGATCGTGTTCCGCTCCTCGGTGAGCGAGTTTCGCCGGACTTCCGAATCGCAAACCAGCGCCCACTCCAGCTCCCCGTTGCTGTCCACTTGCCAGTCGATCACGTATTCCGGCTCAACTCCGATCAGGTAGGGATCGAGGAGTCCCGCGCGCTCCTGGTCCAGCTTGGACTCCGGGACGTATTCGTCCGGCGTTTGTGGGAGATCGATCAGGATCCACCCGCGGCCGGAGATCATGGCCTCGCGCACGGTGTCCAGGAGGAGCTGGGCGAATCCCTGGCGCTTGCCGCCCTTGGGCGCCACGTTCTCCAGGAACCCGGTGTCCCCGTCCGTGTACCAGTCAGGGAGCTTGGTTTCATCCTCGCCGGCGTCCGCGCCCGTGACGCGCACCGGATCCGCCCCGAGTCCGCTCACCAGGTTATCGATGATCGTCCCCGGGTAGGCCAGGTAAAACGCGCGGCGCTTCCGCTCCTCATAGACGGAGGCGTCCTCAGCGTTGTGCGGAGGGAACAGGCGCTCCATTAGCTCCGGGTCGCGGAGGAGGCGCTTTCCGCCGGCATAGAGGGCGCGGCATTCCGCCCAATATTCCGCGTCATAGTCTGGGTGCCGGCGCTGAAAGTGTTTCCAGGCCACCGCGCGCTCCTCGGGGGACGCCTCCAGGAGCCCGTCCATGAGCGACCCGCGCCCGCTGTACTTGGCGCCGGTGATTTCGTCCGCCCGTTCGGCCACCTTGCGGAGCCCTTTCAATTCGTGGTCGACCTGCGTTTCGAGGGCCATCGCTTGTGCCTCCTGAGATCCTTAGAGGATCTCGCGATCCTGTGTGGATCTTGGTGATCCGTGTGCGATCACTTCCCGCGCTTGCGCTTGGGAGCTGGTGCCTTGGGTTTCTTGGGGCCGCGCTTGGGCTTCGGTGGCGACTTGCGGCCGCCGCGCTTCGGTGTGCATCCCATTACGATCCGCCTCCGTTTTTCGCCTTGGGCCTCCGCTTGCGCTTGGGAACTGGCGCCTTGCGCTTGGGCGCTGGCTTGGCCGGTGCCGGGTCCTCGCGCTCCACGGGCTCCGGTTGCGCCGGAGGTGGGGCCGGCGCCGGCGCCACCGCTGGGGGGCTGGCGGGTGGCGCTGGCGCACGGCGGGGGGATCTAGTTCGGCTGGGGGGAGGATCCGCGAGGTGATGCACCTCGGGGGCCTGGCGCTTGCGGCGAGCCATAGGGGAACCCTATCACACGCGCCACACGGAGCGGATCGGGGAACGTCCAGGGCCAGGACGGCGGGGGGCATCGAACCGGTATGCGCCTGGCGGTGGCCAGGAGGTGTTCGAGGCGCGCGCTCAACTCATAGTAAGCGGCGCGATCACGCTGGTGGAGGAACCACCTATCCAGGGAGGGGGAGAACATGGCGCGGCCCGGTGCATCGCCCACAGGATGCACACGGGCCGCGCGAATGGCAAGGCTTTTACCGTGGTAGCGCGGGACGCCTAGCCCTTGGCGTCCTCATCGTTGCCGGAATACCGGCCCTCGATCGTGCCCGAGGTGAAAGCGGTACAGGCGAGGCGGACGCCGCGGGCGCGGAATCCCAGCTCCCCGTTGAACGGCCCGGTTTTGCCGGTGATCGTCGGGTGCGTGTGCCAGTTGGGAGTCCCGCCCAGATCGTCCATGGTGAACTGTAGCTCCCAGGTCCCCACGAACGTGCCGAACCCCACCACATAGACGGTTTCGAGGTGCGAAACGTCGACGGGATCGGACTGATCAACCGCGGTCAGGTCCGTGAATTCTCCGAAAGTGCCTTTTCCCATGATGTCCTCCGCTAGCCGAATGGCGCGTGTGTGGCGCGCCTAACCCGGCGCCGCCGTGGTTGCTTCGCCGCGAATAGTACGTTGAACCCGTGTGCTAGGCAATCCACCTGATCGTCATGGTCATCTTTCACGCCGGTGAAGTCCTGGCACTCCTGGATCAGTCCGGCGGCCCATGGACGATCGCGCGGAATCAGGATCCGGCCCTCATTCCACGCGGAGCTGGCCGGCTGTGCCCGGGTGAACTTGTCGCCCACCGGCTTGATGTCCAGGAGCCGGAGCTGGGGATCGTGTTCCTTGAGCATGTCCGGGATCGCCTTGAACCCGCCCACGGCCTCCACGCCGATCGGGACGCCATACCATAGGCGCTGGAATTGCCCCAGGCGCCGCACCAGCTTGGGAACGGTGGTTTGCTTGTGGAAGTGATCGATCACCCACACGCGCATATCCGCGCCCCACCCCTTGGCCGCCAGGACCAGGACGGCGGAAAAATCCGCCCGGGTGGATTCGGTGGCGGCCGGGTCGCATACGATGATCACGCGATGGCCGTCCAGCTTGAAATCCTCAAGATCGAACCGGCCGGGCTCGTAAAACAGTTGATCGCCGCGTGGCCGCGGCCGTTGCTGATACAGCGAGGACCAGCCATAGGCCCCGAGGAGCGAGCGAATCTCCGCGAGCTTCTCCACCGGGTAGCGCTCCGGCCACAGCGCATCGCCCACGGCGCGCCCGAGTAGATCGCCGGGCTCCTCACAGATCGCGGGGAGCCGGACGCGCTCGAATGCCACGCCGTCCACGCCCTCGGCCAGGATCTTGCCGATCAAGTCCTGGGGGTGCCACCTGGTTTGGATCACGATCACGGAGGCGTCATCCTCTAGGCGGGTCCACAGGACATCCCGGAACCAGTCCCAGATCGCCTCCCGAATCGTCACCGATTCGGCCTCCTTGCGGTTCTTTAGGGGGTCATCGACGATCGCCACGCCGGTGACGCCTTGGCCGGTGAGCGGGCCGCCCACGCCGGTGGCCAGAAATCCGCCGCCCTCCACCGTGCGCCATTCGTGGAGGTTTTGCTGGTCCCTTGCGAGCTGGACGCCGGCGCCGCGCGCGTGGTTCCTCGCGATCCTGGACTTGGACACGCTGAGGGCGTCCGCGTAGGTGGCGTAACAGTGAGTCAGCGCCGGGTCCAGCATGAGGCGCCAGGCGATCCCGTGCATGGCCGTGGTTGTCTTGGCGTGCCGTGGTGGCATCTCCAGGACGGCGCGCACCGGTCCGCGCCGGGTCCGCTCGAACAGATCGATCGCCGGCTTGAGGTGCGCCGGCGGTGGTAGGCGCGGACTCACGCGCCCAATGAAATCGGCCAGCGGTTCCGCGGCGTGTTCGAGCCGGAGGAGATCGGCCAGGCGCGCGTCTAGTTCAGCGGTCCACTCCACCGCGCGCCATCTCCCTGATCACCACGGTGATCGTCTGGGGCCACAGCACGGCACAGATCCCCGCGGCCAGGATCGTGGTGCGCGCGCTTTCGTGCTTCGGGTCGCGCATCATTCTCCACGCCACGATCACCAGGACGGGAACGTGGAGCGCCAGGCCGATCAGGTACAGCCACAGGAGTGGAACGATCATGCTCATGGAAACAGTGAGGGCTGGATCTCCGCGTGCCTCGCGTGCGGTGGGCAATAGTCGCGATCCTCGCCCACGTGGACGGCGTGTGCCTCGCACAGCGCACGATCACACGTGCCGGACTTCGATCGCGTGGGCCAGTCGCACAGCTTGGACGCCTCGCGATCGCAACCCGGAACGGAGCAACGCCGCGCGCGTTTCCCTCGGGAACACACGATGGCGAACCCTCCTCCGGGGAGATCGAATCGCTCGCACGTCACGCCAGCCCCACTGGCCCGGTGTAGTCCTTGTGAGGCCCGTCTCCCTCCGACACCAGGCGCGCCCTTGCCTTGGCCCAGCGCGCCGCATGGAGCTGGGCCGGCATCCCGGAGGAGCGAGTCCGGCAACCGTGGCCGCGCATCGCGCCACAGAACGGACACACCATTCCCATGGCCCGGTCCTGGATTCGTCCGCCGAACGTGTCCGGCGTTAGGGTCACGGCGTCACCTCGCCGGAAATCTCCACGTGGTTCGGCGTGGCGGCCGCGGTGGCGTTCACCACCAGGCGCTCCCCGAGGGTGGCCAGGTAGCGCGCACGCCTCCGCTGGCGCTTCTCCGCGCCCGTGGTGCGCCGCTTGCGCTGTGCGCGGCGCTGTTCCGCGTTGCTGGCGTTCTCCTCCTCCAGCGCCCGTGTGAAGCGCTCACGCTTCGCGCGCTCCATGCGCCGCTGGGGCTTGCCTCCTGGGAACTTTCTCCCCCTCGGGTGGACGGACTTCGCCGCGGCGGCTCGCCGTGGTGTGTTCCCGGTGGGCCGGAGCGAGTCCCCGTCCCGATTCCTACGCCTTTGAATTGCCATCCTCTCCTCCTGTGTCCTGGTTCGAGCCCGCGCAAGCGCTCACGCGGTGATCATCTCCACGCGGTAGCGCGGATCGCTTTCGTCCACGTGGCGCTCACACCGCACCATGCGGAGGCGCCATTGCCGATCGCGATCGTCCGCCTCATAACAATGGCCGGACACCCACAGGCGCGCGGACTCGCGCCAGGCGTCCGCCATGCGGAGAACCTCCACCACCGTGGGCATGACCACCGCGGTGCCGCACACGCCACACCGGCCAGGTTGCGGTTTCCTCACGGCGTCCAGCCCACCAGCTTGATCGCGCCGCCGTCCGGCGCGAACGTGCAATCCTGTTTCGGGCACGCCCACGGATCAATTGTGCCGTCCGCCGCCACCGTTGGCTGGCACGGGTAGAACACGCCACACGTGGGGCATTCGATCTTGATCAGGGCCTTGGGCGTGGGATCGATCTCCTCCCACTTGTCCGCTGCGATCTCAGTTGCCATCGGTTCCTCCTGGTGGCCTCAGCTTGGCCAGCTCGCGGATTCTATCCCACGCCGGCGGCCATTCTCGCCCCGGGCAACTGTTCGCCACGGCCTCCAGGCTCCGCGCTATGGCCTGGACTCCTCGGTGGCACAGTTCGGCGTCCCGCTTGCGTTCGGCCAGCTCACGGACGTGGACGGCGTGCTGTGCGTCCGCCATGGCCAGCTTGGCGGTGGCGTCCGATCGGACCGTGGCCATTTCCTCCGCAAGTTGATCCTGGCGCTCATGGAGCGCGGTCATCTGGTACCGCTGGACCACCACGGCCATGAGGAGCGCGAGGAGCGCGGCCAGGAGGAGGGCCGCCGTTGCTTTCTGGACTGTGGCGCTCAACCGTGACCGTTCCCCCCGTGACCGTTGCCGTGCCCGTTCCCGCGCCCGTTGCCTGGCGGGTGTGCTGGGAGCTGGGGAGGCCCGGCCGCCGTCCCGTCCATGGCCTCACGCCGCAAGGCGATCAGGCGATCGATCTCCTCGCGGCGCTCGCCTGGCGTCATGGCCCGGATGTCCACCTGGCCGGCAATGGCAACCTGGAGTTGCGCCGGCTGGTTCAGGCCGTCCAGGGACGCGAGGACGCGAGCGAGGGAGGCGAGGGCCATCCCTTGCTTGTTCTCCCTGGCCATTTGCCAGGCGTCCCTCAGCATGGCCCGGAATTCGGCGCGGCGCTCCGGGCGTAGCTCCTCCTCCTCGCGCGCCCAGCGCTTGCGAATGTGGGAACAGTAGCGGGCCACGGTGGCCTCGCTCACGTGCCATTTGGCCTCACAGGCGGCCAGGATGTCCCGGAACGAAACGCCGCGGGCCATAGCGCGCTCCACGGCGTCCAGCATGTCCGGGTTTTTTTGCCGTCCCGCCACCTTCAACCCTCAGAAACTTGCACTTGGTAACGTTACCACGTTCCCGCCGTTACACTTTGGCCCGTTTTCGCCAGTCCGCCAGCTCGCCCCGGAGGCGCACGGATTCCGCCCTCAGTATCAAGTCCGCGTAATCCTCGGAGGCTTTCTGGAGGACGATCAGGGCCTCCATGGCGATCTGGTTCACCTCCTCCAGGAGGGACTTGCTGGGGGTGTCCTCCGGGCGCTTGTACGGCAACGGCACCACGCGATCGGTCACGTCCCACAGGATGGCCTTGCGGCCGCTGGTCCTACAGGTTTTCGTCCCCAGTTCCTCAGCTAGGCCCATGGCGCGCAACTCCACAAACCGGGCGTGGACGTTGCCGTCAAACGGTAGGTTCTTGGCGAGGTGCTGGAAACACTCGTTTGCCGTCGCTGGCCCGATGGCGAAAAGCGCCGCGTACACCTCCGCGCGCCGTTCGCTCAACCCGCCGGACTCCACCAGGGCCGCGTAAGCCTCGCGCGAGGTTTTGCGGACGCGGTGGGTCCGCCATTCGCCAGGCGCGTGCGGCCACCTCCGCAAAGTGCCGATCGATGTCCGGCTCCGTGAGCATTGCCGCCATTGCGTGCGCGGCGAACATTGCGCGGCGCGCGCGTGCGGACTCGCGCCGCTGGATCTCGCGTTGCTGTTCCTCGGTTGCCATCCGTTCCTCCTGCGTCGTGGGCTCGAGCCTGCTAGCCGTCGCCGCCGTCATCCTGTGAGCTGATTTCGATCAGGATCAATTGCTGATATATGAACGTGCGCTCCGCGCCGTTCATGCCGTCCGTTCCGAACGCCTCCCACGTTCCGCCCTCCGGCGCCTGGTCCTCGGGATAGGCAAGGATCAGAACGCCGGCCCTCGCTCCATGCGCTATCCCCTGATCGAGGACGGCGTGGAATTCCTCCAATGTCGCCGGCGTGCGCCGGAGGGCGTGAACGTTTCCGGGCATCGCTAGAACGGACAGTCGACGATCGCCGGCGTGGGCTTCTGTTCGGGCACGCCCCAGAACACCGGGACGCCCTCACACGCGGACTCGATCGAGGCCACGGCCTCGGAGAAAGCGTCCAGGAGGATCTCGCGCTCGCGGTGAACCTCGAACGAAAAGATCGCGTTCCCGTGCTGGAGGCGGAACCGGATCCGGCACTCCACCGCGTAGCTCACGCCGGAGCGGAACACCGGGATCCCGATCTGAAACGCGCGCGGGATCTTGGTGCTGTCCTGGGTGTGCTCGGTTTTGCACACCAGCGCGGACTCGCCGGTGGTGGGGTTCACGGAGCGCGTGAACTGTCCCGCCGTGTGGATCTTGAGGTTGCGCGCCATCTCCAGGAGCGCCGCGGGCTTCGGGTAACCCTCGCCGGAGGTGAGATCGTCCATTCGCTCCTCGATCAGGTCCCCGAATTCGTCCTGGTGCATGGTGTCGCCGGCCTTGCCGGTCCAGAAGTCCCAGGCGTCCGCGGTGGGCATCGAATACCGCGCGCGGTAGTCCAGCCACCCGGGATAGCTGTTCTCCTCGGGCTCCGCGCCGTGGTAATTGTAAATCGCTTGCACCTCCTGATCCTCCACGTCCGCCCATAGCGTGGTGGACGGCCGCTTGTTCCGGTTCACGTGGGCGGTGAAGCTATCGAGCTGGTGGTGGACGGACACGCCGCTGGCCCGTGCTGGGTGGCCCTGGCGCTCCGCGATCAACTCCAGGGCCTCGCGGGGAACGATCACTTTCTGGTCCCCGTTCGCCAGAACGATCGGGATCCCGTCCAGCGTTGCCATGCGCTCCTTGAGCTTGGCGGCCTGTGCGCCGGCGGTTACCGCCGCGCGGACTTCGGTTTGTTCGGTTGCCATTCGGTCCTCCTGTGTCTAATGGTGGGTTTCGGTGTCCGGGTCGCCCGGGTCGCCCTCGCGAATTGGGGCCACGGGTAGTTCAGCCACCGCGCGGAGCGGAGCCGGTTTCTTGGGTTCGAGGTTGCGGAGGGTGAGCTGGCGCGGGTCCTCGCGGTATAGCTTCCCGTCCTCCTTGTTCCCGAAGTAGAACAGGGACGCGGGGAGGCCGTGCTGTGGGATCTTGGTGGTGACATCGGCGCTCACCATGGCCATGGCGTTTTCCCACTTGATCGACAGCTTGAGGGTTACGGATCCCACCTTGGTGGTGTCGCCCACCGCTTCGATCACCTTGGCCAGTTCCTCATCTAGGCGCTTGATCACCTTGCCCTCGGTCATCTCCTCCAGGGTGATCAGAAAGTTGCTTTTGTGTTCGTCCGCCATCGGTCAGTCCTCCTGTTTTGCGATGTATTCGTCCAGGCGCGCCGCGAGGGCCGCGCTCCGCGCGCGCTCCTCCGCTAGCTCGCGGTTGAGGCGCTCGATTGTAGTCCTACGGTGGCCCGATTCGATGGCCGCCGCCTCGAAATGTCGCTGGAAATCCTGGCGCTGATCGTTGAGGCTCGCGAGCTGGATCAAAAGCTCGCTGTGCTTCTCCAGAACGATCGCCGCCATGGCCTCGGGTTCCGGGTTGAAACACGGCGGGGGCGTTCCCTGGCCGGAGATTCGCTCGATCACGGCGGACCAGGCGCCGCGGTGGCGCGCCAGGCGCTCCTCCAGCTCGCGCGTGGCGTCCCGGAGGGCCAGGCGCTCCTCGCGCTGTTCCTCCTCGAACATTTCCCGGAGGGGGTCCTCCTCGGGAATTTGAACGTTCCAGCCGAACAGTGCCGGGCCATCGCAACCGCAATGCCACGCCGGCGTCATCCCGCCATGTAGAACGCCGTCAACTCGCCCGAAGTAGGTCCGCCATTCGCTGGCCGTCATCTCGCGGCCACAGTCCAGACACCTGATCGTCCTCACTGGTCCGATCTCGCTTTCCCCGGCAATGGCCTTGCGTCCTCGGGGGGCGCGTCATCGAACGCCCAGCGGCCGGATCGCGGGTGTTCCTCGCAACAAACGGCGCACGCGGCCACCAGGCGGCCGTCATGCTCCACGAACCGATCGGCCTCACGGCACACGCACAGCGCGCACGTTCGCCCCACGGGCGCCCCGTGCAAGGCCGCGCGTGCTGGCGTTGCTTTCCCCCGCTTCGCCGTGGTCGACTTGCGGGCGCGCCGCGGAGCTGGCCGGCGCTCGCGCCGCTTGCGAACTTCCGCAATCGAGGCGCGAATGACGGCCACAGATACACCGAGGTGGGCCGCCATTTCAACCATGGAGCGCCAGGACTGGAAACACGCCTCCTGTGCCTCCTCGGTGAGGAGGCATCGCGCATGGCATGGGAGATAGGAGCCGGCCCACGGCCTCCAGGACTTCCCGCACACCGGACACGGCCGGGCCTTGTGGATCTGTTTCGGCGTTTCAGCCACAGGCCAAGCCTCCCCCCGGAGCGGTATGCGGAGCGGGTTCACGCCGCGGCCCCCCAGGCCCACGGGCGAGTCCCCAGATCGTATTCGTGATCGGCCTTGTACGCCACGCGCTCCCAGTAGATCAGGACGTAAGCGCGCCACCAGCGCGGCCGCGGCTTGCCCTTGTACATGAGGGGGAGATGATCCGGGTAACGCGGGGAATCAGCCTCCTCCATGGCGATCATGTTCCACGCCCACATGGCGAGCCACCCAAGCGCGTACACCGGGATCCCGCCATAGAACGCCTGGACCACGTGGACGCGCTCATGGACGCGGAGGATCGGATCGTCGCGATCCTCCTTGGACGCGCAGCAAATGACAATCCCCCATGTCTGGGCGCCAGGGTTGCCGATGATCCACACGCACACCACCTCCAGGCAACCGTCCGACCACCGCACGGACTTGGGCAAGTAGATCAGCGCCAGCACCAGGCCCAGCGCCGTGAGCGGTGAGGACCACAGGAGGCCCAGCACGTATAGCGCCCAATGGGGGCGCCTCATGCCGCGGCCTCGCCGTCCAGCTCGCGCTTGAGCTTGCGCCGTGCCGCGGCCTGGTCCGTGGCGCTGAGGGCGTTCCACCAGGCCACCAGCTTGCGGTGGCCATCGGACTCGATCGCCTTGGCCTCGTTGCGCCCCACCCAGTCCTTGGGAGGCCGGCGCGGGATCAGTTGGTTGGATTCGGCCATCATGGCCTCCTCGCGTTCCGCCATCGCACGGCGGAACATGTGGCGAGCGTAGCGCCGGAGGAGCTTCGCGTCCTTGCTGTTCATGCCTGCGCCTCCTGGGGGTTGAGCCTGGTCACGAACCAGCCCGGATCCGGCGTCACGATCATCAGGAACATGGTTCCCGCTGGCGCGCCCGGAGTCTGGATCTTGCTTGGCTCGAATGACTGGCCGATCTTGTACCAGTCCGGGATCGTGGCGCGCTGTTCCTCATCGTTGCCCAGCTCGCTGAGGAGCTTGCACGCTTCGGGATCGAGGCGCACCACGCGGAGGAACTGGCCTCCGGCGAGGCCGTGGATCGTATCGGTGAGAACTTCCGCTTTCATGGCTTGTGTTCCTTTCGCATGGCTTGTCCAAGGCGGTGGCCACACGGCACGGCATAGACGCAACGGCCTTGCCGGGCTCGAGCCCTGATCGGCCGATCGCACACCGGGCAAATGTTCGCCTTGAGCTTCGCGATCATCTCCTCCACCCGCCGTTCGATCTCGCGCTCGCGCGCCTCCACCTCCTCCTCAGTCAATGGATCGTACTTGTCGCACGTGTCCAGGCGCTCGCACTTGCCCGGGATGGCGAGGCACGGAAGCGCGCGCGGGGCGCCATCGCCCCACACGTCCCGATAAACCACGCCGGCCTCGCACTTGGCCACCCGGATCCCGTGGAAGTGCCGGCACTCCTCCGTGATTCGGTTGCGTCGGATGCGCGCTCGCTTCTCCGCTCCGCTTGTCATCGCTTGCGCTTCTCCCCTCGCCTTGAATGAGGAACGCCAGGAGGCCGGAGGAGCTTTTCCGCGGCCTCCAGGTGGCGTTCCAGGGTTGCGTTGATCTGTTCGAGCGCTTCACACGCGCGCCCCAGGAGCTTGATCGCTTCGGTCATCTGGGTGGCATCGCGCGCGGTTGCTTGCGCTCGCCGCACGCACCCACAGTGATACATGGGGCCAAGCGCGAGGCCGAACCCGGAGCCCTGGACGCCGGGCACCTTACGCCATGCCTCCCATTCCGCGGCCGGCATGGGGGCGCCACAGTCCTCGCACAGCGGTGGTTCGTATGGATCGCGGGTGGTCACGGTTTGAAGTCCGGATCGTCCGGGTCCTGGCCGGGTGGCATGACGGCCGGAGGTTCCGTTCCCAGGTAGGTACAGTCGACCACGTCGACGCCCACGGTTGCCGCGTGATCGGCCTCCGCTTGCATACCCTCGGACACGCGGCCGCCCACAAGCCACACAGCGTCGACGCGCTCAATGATGGCCAGGTCATGCCGGAGGCCCATGGAGCGATCGTCCGGGTTGCTATCGTCCAGGATCTCACAGTCCAGGATCCAGTTGCACACCACGGCCGTGTCCGGGTGTTCCCTGTAGATCCACAGCAACCACCGGCGCGCGCGCGCCAGGTTCGCCTCCACGTCCCCCGATACCGGGTGCGCCATGTAGATCACTCGCTTGCTGGGAATCATTGCCGCCTCCTGTGCGCGCCCGCGTTCGGGCACGTGGCAAAGTGCGAGGTGTACAAGCGAACGCCGGCGCGCTCGCGCTTCGGGACCACGCGCCCGTAATAGTCGGAGGACAGCTTGTCGCGCTTGCGTTCGATCGTGCCATCGAACGTGGGCACGGCGTCCAGCGGGTGGGGCTTGCCGGTGGGGTTGTTCGCGCTCACCAGCTTGCACCACACGATCATCGCGCCACAGCTCCGGCACTTGCTTTGCTGATCGGCCATCATTTGCTCCTCACGCCCATGAACCGGCACCGTTGCCAGCCCTTGATCTGGCGCAAAAACGGAGCGCGGAGATCGATGCAACCGCGCTCCGGGTTGAACACGTGCGCCATGGCGTCCTGGTCACGGCCGCCATAGCACCAGGCGATCTCCAGCCACGCAAACCGCTTGCCGTCGCATGACTGGGCGCACACGATGTCCCCGCCAAGGCATTGGGAGATCGTGCCCCACTTGCCGGCGGTGGCCTCCTTGCCCTCGGGCTTGCGGCGCCGTGGAACCCAGTTGCTCACCGGCCAACCTCCCACAGCGGATCCCAGGACTGGACCACCACCTCCACGCCGATGGCGTGCGCGTCCCGGGTGTAGTCCTTGGCGATCGTGGAGTAGCCCACCACGCGCTGATCGTCCGTCCACACCTTGGCGTCCGTGAGGGCGTCCTCCACAGCGCGCACCAGCTTGGACAAGTCCGGCGCGTCCTGTTTCGTCTGGGGCTTGCCCTTGCGGAGGCCGCCGGACTTTTTCAGGTGGGAGGGAGGGCGAGGGAACAGGAACCGGGCTCCGAGGATCAGCGGTTGATCCAGTGGAGCGCGGCCGCCCCATGCCTCGCGCGCCGCGGTGGTCACGTCCTTGCGCCAGCGCTTTAGCTTCGCGTCCGCGTGTTCCACCAGCACGGTGCGCGAGCGCTTGCACACCGGGCACGGTTTCCCCACGGGGAGGGCGCGCTTTGATCCTTGCGGCCTCGGGTTGCCGTTCACCGTGAACCGGAGAAGCAAACCGCCAGGAGGGCAACGATCAGGATCGCGAGCCACAGCCATCGCCTATTCCGCCTCGCTCGCCGCTGGCGCTCCCACGCTGGCCGGTTCGCCTCCGCGAGCTGGAGGCGTTGCGCCGATGTCAAGCGCGAGCTGGTCCGCCTTGGGGGCCTTGGCCGGGTGACTCGCGAACAGATCGCCCTGATAGGACGTGGCCTCCAGCCGTTCCTGTGCCTTGCGCGCATAGTTCGGATCCACCTCGAACCCCAGGGCGTTGCGCCCCAGGCGCTTGGCGGCCGCGGCGGTGGTGCCGGAGCCGGCGAACGGATCCAGGACCGATTCCCCGGGATCGGTAAAGTCCTTGATCAGCGCTTCCATGAGGGGGAGTGGTTTCTGTGTGGTGTGGAGGCGCGGGTCCTGGCCGGAGCGGTTCAGGACGATCGGGAATTCCCAGAACGCATGACGGCCGCCGCCGTTCCAGCGGAGTCGCACGCCCTTGGGCCGCGGCGCGTGGGCGATCACGATCACCTCATGGCCTGCGCCTGGCCGATCACCGGTGAACTGGGGCGCGGCGCCCAGCTTGTGCCACACGCCGAACCGGACGAATTCGCCGCCCGCTTTCACGATGTCCTGTTTCCACCCCTCGCCGCCCTCGTGATCGGTGAACACCAGGATCCACCGGCGCACAACGCGGACCAGTTCGCGCGCCACGAACGCCCGGAGATCCTCGGTGAGCGCATCGAAACCAAGATCGCGCGTGCGATTGAACTGTGCGCGGGTTGCTCCTGGCCGCGTGGGCTCCGTGTAGCCGGTACAGCCACGGCGGCCGCACTTGTGAACGTGATCCGAGTAGGGTGGATCGGCGATCGCGTGGTCGACCGATCCTTCGCGGAGCTTGCGGAGGAGCTTCTGGGAGTCACCTCGAACGATCACGATCGCCTCCGGTCCGGCCCTCGCACGTTGCGCCAGTTGCCGAACGCATGGACGCGCGATGCGATGCGCTCGCCATAGCGTTCGCGGAACGCCTTGTCCGTTAGGTTCGTGGTGATAACCAGGCCGGCGTGGCGCCCGCTGTAGTAGTCCACCAATTCGTCCAGGTTCGCCACCAGGTTGCCGCGGGCGTCCGCGTATTCCACGCCCAGATCGTCCAGCACCATGGCCGTGGCACGCTTCCACAGCGCGCGGAATTCGTGATCGTAGCGGCCGCGGGCCTCGAATTCAGGAGCGCGCACGAACAGCGGGGAGCCGGACTCGCGTTCGAGGAGCCACCGCACGGCCGCCACGGTTTTGCCTACGCCTACCGGCCCGGCTAGAACCAGGATATTCCGCTCCGGCGTCCACTTGCCCACGGCATCGATCGCCGGCGAGGAGTCCGCCACCAGCGCCTCCTCAAGCCTCCGCGGAGGAGCGCCTCCCATTACCACGCGGTTGCGCCATCGCTTCGCGCGCTCGCGCTCCTCGCGGCGCTCGCGCTCCTCGCGGTCCGCCACAATCTCCTGATCGCGTTCCTCCCACGTCCTCGCGATCGATCGCAGAACCGGCGCGAGCTTCACCGGGCCGCCCGCTCCTGTGCGCTTCGCCATTAGACCACCCCCTCCTCGGGTTCCCGCTCCCACTCCTCGCGGCTTGCGGGCTCCGCGCGCCCCACGCGCACGTCCTTGGGCTTGCCGTTGCCGCGCTTGATCCTCGCCCCCAGGATGGCATCCCAGTTGCGCCGGAGGCCCTCCGCGGACTGGACCGTGGTTCGCCAGAAATCATCCCGCTGGCACCAGTTGATCACGCCCTCAATGTCCACCCAGGAATGGCCGTCCTGACTGTGCATGAGGCGCACCACGTCCGCCCACTTGATCACCCGGGCGGCCCGTTGCTTGGGCGATAGGTGAGCGAACACGGAGCCGGGGACGTTCTCCACCACGAAATCCGCGAGGAGCTGGGCGAGGGTGTGGGCCATCTCCGGGATCTCCGGAGCCGCCCTCTTGGCCTTGGGCTTTCCCTCGGGCTCCTCCTTGCCCCCCTCCGGGATCTCGGAGGGGGGATCCGTAGGATCCCTCTCCTCTCCTCTCCTCTCCTCTATGTGCGTTACTCCGTTCCCGGCGTTTCCGTCCGTTACGTCCGTTTCACCGTTTCCGGCCCCGGGGAGGGGGAGGGACTGTTGTTCCGCCTCCTTGGCCGCTTTCTGGCGTGCCCGGTAGCGCCGCACGCGCTCCGTGGACGTGTCCGGGCTCCGCGACCATTCCGGCCCCCAGCCCACGATCTGGCATCCGGGACCGTCCTCCAGGCCGGCGATCAGGTTCGCCCTGGTGGCGGCCCGGAGCCCGAACCGGATCAGATCGTGAGGCGGTTTGTCCAGGAACGGCGCGTCCTCCAGGTGGCACGCGGCCGCGAGGAATGCCGGGTCCGCGAGGCTCGCCGGGATCTCGCCGTCGCACCGGTGCGCGCGGTTGATCAGGAGTAGTTGCTTGAACACGATCCCGGCCCACCAGCGCTCCCGGCGCGGCAAGCGGAGGATCTTCGGGTTGGACCACAGGAGGGCGTCCAACTTTGCCCAGTTGCGCGGATTGCCCACGTGTCCCCCCTTGGCGCTACTTGGGATCCCAGGAATCCACCGGGACGGCGCCGCCGCTTTCGCGCGCGATGGAGATCGCGAGCTGGCGTCCCGGTGGAAAGTATCCGTTCCTCAGATTGTACACGGTCGACGGACTGATCCCGAGGGAGCGCCCGAGGCCGTGGATTGTGTTCCCGTCAACCTCCAGCCACTCCTTGAGCCACGCGGAAAACGCGCTAGAGGGTTGGGGGTACTTGCGAGGCCGCCCGCGCGAGCGGGGGCCGTGTGCGCCGTTCCGTCCACCCATTTTGCCGTGGTACTACAGTTAGCCGGCCGGCGTCAAGTTATCGTCCGCGCCGCCCTCCGCGTCCACAGCGCTGTCCACAGGTGTGGACAGATCCACGGGCTCGCGCACCAGGACGCACCACACGTCCAGGCGTTCGCCATCGGCGCACAGCGCGCGAGAATACACCCGGGCGCTGTAACCCGCCTCCCTCCAGTCCGCGGCCTCCTGGTCCGCGACCACGCGCGGCGTCCAGTCCTCCGGCGCGTCCTTGGGGCGCGGCATGTCCGATCGAATGGTGAGGAACGCGGTCAAGTTGCCCTTGCGTTCAGGTGTCATCTGTGCCTCCTGTGTCGGTTGATCGTAAGGGGTGAGGATAGCCTCCAGCTCGGACAGCGTGTCCAGCGGAAGCGTGTGGATCATTCGTTCGATGCGAATCACCAGCGGAGCAACGCGCGCGGCAACGCGGGCGCGATCGCGGGCGTAGCCGGGCTCGAGAATTTCGCCGGGCTTGTCCGCCTCCTCCAGGATGCGCTCCACCGCGGCCTCATAGGTCCACGGCATCGCGCGGCCCTCCTCGTGATACCAGTCATCCGGATCGCTCACCGGCGCCTCAGCCGTGCGATGGCGGCCACCGCTTCGGGCGTGCCGTGGTGTTTCGCGATAACGTCCGCGGCGTCCAGGAGCGCCTCGCGGAGCCCTGGAGGCGTTCCCTCCAGATCCTCCTCAGCGATCCACGCCAGGAACTTGCACCGATTCTCCGGCGTGAGGTGCCTCCATGCGTTGCGCCCGTCGCACAGGCGCGCCGGCTGAGGGCGCACCTTGAGCGGTTTCCCGTTGCGTGTCTTGGCCATCTTTCAGTCCTCCACCAGTTCAAAGCGTGCGCCCATGTTCCACGTGTGGCGCTCCACGTCCCACGTGAGCCAATGGGAGATCAGGTTCGCTTTCGTTTCGCGCGGCGTGCCGTCCAGGTTGCGCGCCGTCACGATCCGCTTGCGGCCCTTGCGGGCTCCGTTCCGCGTCACCTCGAACAGGCGCGCGATCGGTTGCTGGCCCTTGGACGTGGCGCCCTCGGACACGCTGGCCACCTGGACGTGGCGCGGTGGTTGGCCGTCACGTAGAACGCGGTACACCTGGCCGCGCTCCACGAAAATCCGCGGCGCCCGTGCGCGCCGGGTCATCGGTTCGGCTCCATGCCGGCGCGCTTGTGGTAGCAACGCTGGCACACGGTCACGGGTGCGCCCGGGTATTCGATCATGAACCAGGCGCCGCCGCGCCTGCAATCGTTGCAACGCGGCGCCTTGGAAACGCACAGCTCCACCGGGTAGCCGTCACCGCTCGGGTGTTCGTGCGCCATCGCATAGAGGCGCGTCCCGTTGTCCAGGACGATCGCCTCCAGCTCCCACACCGGGCCGCCGGTGGTCATGGTGCGGCGCTGTTCGAGCGCCACGATCTTGCGGCCCACGGCATCCCTGGCGCGCATCAATGCACCTCGGAGGACACGGCGGTGATCAGGTCGCGGGCGACGGGCGGACATACGGCGTTCCCCAGTCCTTGCACAACGTCCCGGCGCCGGAGATCGCCCGGCCACACGTAGGACTCCGGGAACCCCATTCCGCGCGCCAGCTCGCGCATGGTGAGCGGGCGATAGCGATCGCCGTCCACCACCGCCCACTGATCTTTCGTGGTCACGGTCCGGATCGGCTGATCGAGGGGGACGCCCGGGTGGTTGCTCACGTGCTGGGTGAGGAATCGCGCGCCGTGGTTGGCGCGGCCCTTGGCGATGCGCTTGCGTGCGCCCGTTGAGGCGGCCGTGACGGGCCGCCATCCGTCCACGTCCCAGTCGATGCACGGACCGAACGCGGGCTCCACGGAGGAGCTGGGGAGCTTGAGGGAACACTGGCGGCGCGTGGCGACAATGAACAGGCGCCGGCGCCGCTGGGGGACGCCGTGGTGGCTCGCCGTCAACTCCATGTCCTGGACGTGATAGCCGAGGAGCTGGAGGGCCTCGCACCACAGCGGGAACAACCGCCAGTTGCGAAAGCTGGGCACGTTCTCCACGATGATAGCGGAGGGCTCCGTGGCGTCCGCGCAGTCAACCACCGCCCACGCCGTTGCGCGGAGGGCGTCATGGTAGCGCCGGCGCTTCGGCTGGGAGGCCGTGCTGTGGCCCTGGCACGCCGGCGAGGCGAGGAGGAGATCGAACGCGGGGAGCGCTGTCCAGTCCGCTTGCTGGAGATCCTGGCATTCGTGGACGGCGCCCGGGTGGTTCGTGCTGTGGACGTGAACCGCAAGCGGCCAATGATTCGCCGCCCACACCACGTCGACGCCGGCGTCCTGCGCGCCTTGCGTGAAACCGCCCCAGCCGGCGAACAGGTCGACCGCGCGGATCATCGCTTCACCGCCTTGCGGGCGCAGTCCGCGCCGAACGCGAAACAGCCCTGGGAGCGCTCATCGGGGACGGCGCCCTCCGGCCACCATTTGCCGGTGGTGGAGTCCAGTTCCAGCCACACCTCGCGGCCGGGGAGGAGGACGGCGCCGCACTTCTCGCAACTCTCGAACAGGTCCGGGGCCGCGCGGAGCGCCTCCACCCGGAGCGGGTCCGGTGCGCAGTCGCAACCGTCCGGGCATTCCTCGCCGTCCGGGTGGCAAAGGAAAGCGTGCTGGTGGGCAACGGACGCCGGTCCCTCCGGCCACAGGAGGACGCCGGCCGGCATCTCCACCGGGTCCACGATCTTGGCGTCCGCGGCGATCGCGCGCTTGGCCTCCTCGATCAGTTCGCGGCGCTTGCCGGTGTCCATGTCCCGGAGCGCCAGGATCACGCCGGCCGCCTTGCGGGTCTGAACGTCCGAGGACAGTTCGCCGCGTTCGGCCATGCCGTTGACGATCCCCGCGGCCGCGGTGAGGCGACGGGGGCCGCCGCCCGGCCCTTTCGTTTTCCCAGCGTGCGCGGCAATGATGCACGAATCCATTTGCACCATGGTGAACGCGCACGCCTCCGCGATACGGGCCAAGTAGCGCTTGGCCTTGTGCCCACGCGGCCCAAGGCCGAGGAGGTGGATCACGGTAGGCTGGACGGCGGCCACAAACTGTTCCGCCTCCTCCACGGAGGTGGCGCTGGCGCGGCACGGAAGCGCGGGGATAGGCTCGAACCCCAGCACCTCAACACAGCGCCGATAGAAACTCTCCTGGGTGAACGTTCCGCGTTGCACGGGCATGAGGACGCGCACGCCCATGGCGTCCAGTTCGCGCATGTCCTCCGCGTAGCGTTCGAGGCGCGCCAGCGTTTCGCCCTGGTCCCCGATGGCGTCCGGCGCCACCACGTGGAGCTGGTCACCGAGGACGGCGCCCACGCGCTTGTAAAGCGCGATCACCTTGTCCCACTTGACGGGGGCGGACTTGCCCTTGAGCTGGGCTCGGAATTCCGCGAACGCGCCGGAGTCAATGAACGCCTGGACATCGGTTCCGGCGAGCGCGCACAGTTCGCCCTCCACGTCCGCGTTGACGGAACCGGCGGCCACGCCCACGTCATGGCCGATCGCCGCGAACCCGGCAACCTCGCCGCGCTGGCAACCGCTGGCGAAGTAGGCGATCGGATCGAGTGGTAGATCGATGTCCGCCGGCGCCGGGATCGGGAAGTCCACGCCGGACAGAAGCTCCACCAGTTCGGTGGCGTCGAAACCGTGCGCGGTCATCGTGACACCACCTCGAAACCGAGGCCGTGGAGAACGCGGACCGTGTGCGCGGCGCCGCCGGAGAACTGGCGCGCGGTGAGGCCGCACGCCACGCCCAAGATCGCCTTGGACGGATACAGCTTGCCGCCGTAGCGGAGCTGATACTTGAGGGATGCGCGGTAACCGTGCGCGGTGAGGAACGCCTCCACTCCCATGCCATCGCACTTGCCGATCGCCTGGATCACGTCCTCGCGGGTTGCATCGCTGGTTCTTTTCTGTGTCATCGTTGCCTCCTGTGTCGCTGAATAAACTTGGCCCGGACTATTATTGTAGGACCACAGTAAAAGCGGAGGCAAGTAAAACCGCCCATAAAAATGGCCCCCGCCAGGGTGAATCTAGCGGGGGCCGGGCGGGTCTGGACCGGATGGCGTCCGGTGTGGGCCTTATCCTACCCTAGAAACCCTCGCCCTGGGGAGGCGTTCCGCCGCCTCGGGGAGGCGTGGGGCCGCGCATCCAGTCGGGCTCCTGGAATTCGTCCTCCTCCTCGGGCTCCTCGGGGGCGGCCTCCTCCTGGCCCTCGGGCTCCTCCTCCCACTCCTCGCCGTCCTCCAGCACCTCGCCGGTGTCCGCGTCGTATGCCTCGCCGTCCTCGGTGTACTCCGCGTCGATCGCGTTGTCCGTGTCCGGATCGAATTCGCCCTGGGGTTCGGGCTCCGGCTCCGCGGCGGCCGCCTCGATCGAGGCCATTCGCTTTTCGTCCTCGGGGATCTCCGGCTCCGGCTGGGGAGGGGGAGGTGGCGCGGCCGGCTTGGCCTTGCGCTTCCTGGCGGCCGGCTTGGCCTTGCCGCCCTTGGGCGCGGCCTGGGGCTTCGGCTTGCGCTTGCGAACTGGTGGAGGCTCCTCAGCGGGCGGGGGCGGTTCCTCCTCCTGTGCGGGCTCCTGGGGCGCCTGTGCGGCCGGTGTGGCCTTGGCGGCCGCGGCCTTGCCCATGGCGGCCATGGCGGCCTGGGTGCCGCGCTGTGGCGCCGGAGCTGGCTTGCTGTCCTCCTTGGGCGCCGCCGGTGCCTCCTCGCCGCGCTGTTCGAGGCGATGCGCCAGGATGTCCGGCCAGCTCGCCTGACCGTCGCGGATCGTGGCGAACACCTGGCGAAGCTCCGTCAATTCGGCCGGCGACACCTTGCCAAGATCGTGCCCCAGGTACTTGGACAGATCGGCCGGCTGGACGTTCACCTCCATGAAAGCGTCCGCCACGCGCTTGCGCTCCGCGTCCGGATCGCGTGCGGCCTGGGTGTTCTGGGTTTTGACCACCGCGGCCATGCACTCCTCCACAAGCCACCCGGGGAGGAGCCGGAGCCCACAAGTCCTCACGGCCTTGGACACCAGCGCGCCCTCCTTGTTCAGGAGATCGTCATCGCTCGCGGCCACCATGTAGATCGTGTCACCGTAGGAATTCGTCCTGGTACCGATCGCGGTTTGCCCTTTGCGGAGGAACTTGCGCTCCACCACCTTGGTGACCGTGATCTGTTTCCGGTGCGTCACGTTGCGCTCGAAATCGGTCACGCGCACCTCCACGATTCGCTTGTCCGCGTCATCGTAGATCGTGATCGCCTCCGTGTCGCAATTCCCGTAAGCCTGGAGGGCCGCCTCCACGAACCGGATCGAGGGACCGGTGACGCCATCCCCGATCGGTTTCAGGTATCGCGCCACCTCCGCGAACGCGGGGCGTTTGCATTCCCGGAGGATCTCGCCGCGGACTTGATCCACGTCCCGGCGCTGGCGCATTGCCACGATCCAGCGTGCCTCCACCGCGGCCTTGGCCTGTGCGGCGATCGCGAGCGCTGAGGTTTCGCCCACGCCCTGGGTGGACATTCCGCCGAATCCCTCCTGGCGGATTGCCAGTCCGGTGTTTCCGTTTCCTTGCTGTGTCATCGTTTGCTCCTGTGTCTAGCTGTTCCACTTTTTGGGGACGTTGAACCGTCGCGATCCGGGCTTCGGGGAGGTGTGCGACGTGATCGCCGCGTCCAGCGCCTCCAGTAGCTCGCGCGCGTCCTCGAACTGATCGGCAAACGCGGCGAGCTGGGGGCGGAACGCCTTTATCACGTCCGCCCATTTCGTGCTGGTGGTGTCCTTGGACTTTTTCCACGTGATCCGCTGTAGCAACGGCTTTCGTTTGCGCTTGCCCTTGGGCTCCGGTTGCTTCTCCGTGAGGGACAGAAACTCGAGCCCGGCCGCGTCACCGATCGCGACCTTGATCCGCTGGACCAGCTCGGTTTCCTCGCGTTCGTGCGCGGCGATCTCCAGGCGCTTCTGGTACAGCGCCCGGACCGTTTCGAGCGTTTCCGCGTCCGCCTCCACGTAATCCTGGCCATGCTTCGGCCAGCGCTTCGCCAGGTGTTCGGTGTAGGACTTGGAACCGTCCGGCGGAACCGGCACGCCACCGATCACGTGTTCCTCCCAGAACGCGCGGCAAACGCCGATCATCATTTCCTCCAGCTCCGCGTTGTGGTGGATCTGGTAGTCGGAGGGGAGGTTGTCCAGGAACGCCGTAAGGTGCCACGTGGAGAAGTCCCCTCCCTCGAACACGGCCGCGGCGATCCAGCGGTTCCAGGCGCATTGCACCAGCTCCGCGGGCGGAACCTCATCGGAGCCGGGCTCGCCATAGAGGTGGGCCAGCCAACTGGTGTGAGTTTTGATTTCGTGCCCACCGATCGGGTTGACGTTCTCCGGCCCGTAGGAAAACGCCGTCCCGTGCGCCAATGGCGTGCCGCCCGGGTACACGATCCCGTCCGGCGTGGCGGCCGCCCAGTCATGCTCCGGGTGGATCAGTGTTCCGGGCACGGCGATCGCCACGTCCATGCGCTGGGCGAAGTCCTCGCGGATCGGTCCCTCCAGAATGTTGCCCCAGCGCATACGATCGTTTTCATCGATCACAACGCCGCGGCCTTGCTTCTCCAGTTGCACGTCCAGCGGTCCGCCGTAGTTGGACACGCCGCACACCTTGGCGGCGTCCGTGGCGGTGATCTTGGTTCGCCGGAGCGCCAGTTGCTCCTCAGTCAATGCCATCCGTTCCTCCTGTGTCTGGTGGGGACACGCGAACGCCGGAGGGAGGAGGAGTCCAACCGTCGACGTCCGCGAGGCACCCACGTAGGTTGGAGGTGGGACGCTACCACGCGGCCGTGACGGTTTCCAGTCCTGCTATAAAAGGAATCAGCTAGCTGAGGGGGACGGCCCCGAGGCGTTCCAGGAGCTTGCCGGAGTCCACGGGTTTGCCGTTGATCCACGTTTCAAAATGGATATGGGGCAAGGTGAGGCCGCCCCACACCGGCGCCAGGTCCACGCCGGCGGCGATCACCTGGCCGGGTTTCACGTGCCCGGTTCCGTTCAGGTGGCCGCTTTTCGTGATCAGGCCGTGGCCGTGATCGATCTTGATCCACAGGCCGTTCGCGTGCCATTTGACGGCGATCACCTCGCCGGCGGCGAATGAGATCACCATGGCGTCCGTGGTGTCCGGCCAACCAAGATCGGTTTTCGGGCCGCTGAACCCGTCCCGTCCGTGGTGTCCACCCTGGGAGCGCGGGCGCGGGTCGAAAGCGTTACCAGACCACCAGCAACCGCCGCGGATCGGCAAGTAGAACGGACCGGCCAGGCCCAGCTCATTTTCCGGCGGGCCTGGTAACTCCGGCGCGTCCAGCGCGCCGATCGTCATCGGTCCGATCATGCCGTCGACGTCCAGTCCGGCCGCGGCCTGGAACTGGCGCGCGGCCTCCTCGCGGTTGCCGGGCTGTTTCGTGTACCAGTCCCACAGCGTGGCGAGGTGGTGGGCTTCGATCTGGCCGGCGTCGATTCGGCGATCGTTGTATCCGGCCGCGCTCATGGCGTGGGCTCCTCAGCGGGCGCGCCGTCCTTGGGCCAGATCAGGCGCTTGGCCCACGTGAACCCTCCGACCGCGGTCCAGCAAACGCCCACGGCCCCGAGGAACAACCGCCAGTCCAGCGGCGCCTGTGAGGCCAGGGAGGCGCTGAGGGCGGCCCCCAGCGCCAGGAGCATGACCAGGACGGCGCCTCCTCGATCGCCACGGAACCACTTGACCCGATCGCGGATCTTGAACCGTGAGAATCCATACATGAGGAACGCGATCAGGAACGCCGCAACCATGCGCCATTCGCCGGCGCGAACGTGCGCCAGGAGGCGCTCCACGGATCCGACTGGATCGGCCTCCACGTCCGGCGCCACCGCGGGGGCGTCCACGGCGGCCACGTCCGCCACAGGTTCGGCGGTATCGGCCACCCAGTCCGGCACAGGCCCACCGCTCACGCCGGCGTCCTGGCCGGCTGAGGCTCCCACGGCGAACATGGCGAGCATGACGCCCACGATCATGGCACTAATCAGAATCCGTCGACTTGTCATCGGGTCCTCCCTCCTTGGGTTTGCCGCACAGGATCTCCACCTGGCGGATATAGCGCTGGGCCTCGCGGACATAGCGATCGATCTTGCCGGCCGCCTCCCAGTCCGCGCACAGCTCCCACTTTTCCGGGCACGCGGGATCGGTGGTGTGATCATCGGTGCCCAGCTCCTCCGGGATCGTGGGCTTGGCCGGAGCGTTCTCCAGGCATCCCACGTTGACGTGATCAACGCGGACGGTTTGCCGTTTCGGACAGCAACCGTTCAAGCCGATCGCGCCGGCTACCACTACACTCGCAATTCTCCAGCTCACGTTCGAGTCCCTCCACGTCCTCGCGGATCGCCTTGAGTTGCTCCGCGTGGCGCTCGCGCGAGGTTGCCAGCTCGCGGGCCGCCGCCTCCAGCTCGCGCTCCGCGTCCGCGCGTTTCGTGTCCGCGTCCTTGGCGTCCGCCTTGATCCCGCTGATTCGGAGGGCGAGGGCCACCGCCGTGCCGGACGCGCCGGTGAGGAGGATCGCGAGAATGACAACGGCGGCCGTCATCGCTTACGCCTGGTTCACGATCAGCCGGTAGTCGAAATCCGAGGGGGGAACCACCACGTATCGCTTGCCGGACGCCAGCAAGGTGATCACGTCGTATCGGAGGACGCGCGAGCCACCGGCCTGGAGGGCGGCCAGGTCCGTGGGGGTAAGATCGATCAGCGCCTCCCCGAGGGTGTCCCCGGCCTGGGGTTCCAGCGTGATCCCGGTGCCCACCTCCAGCGCGATCAGCGCCGGATCGGATGCGCCGTCCGATTCCTTGACTTGGAATTCCACCGCGGCGCCGGTGAGGCTCACGCGCGAACCGTCGCTCTGATTCGTCACGCGGAGGCGGAACGTTCGGTGTTCGCCGTCCCAGATCAGTTTCGGTTGTTCCACACACGGCATGGCTAGCATTCCTCCAGGATGCCCACCAGGGCGTCCTCATCGGCAACGGTTCCCGCCAGGGCGTCCTCAGTCGCCACCTGGCCCTCCAGGCGCTCCTCATCGGCAACGGTGCCCACCAATTCGTCCTCACCCACAAGGATGCCAGTCAAACGATCCTCGGTGTCCGACACCACGCCCACCAGGTCATCGATCACCACCTGGTCCGGGGCGGTGGTGGTGTCCAAATAGAACGCGGCGATCTCATCGCCTGGCCGGAGGACGTGGTCGACGGCGTGGACCGTGATCTGGCCGGTGGCCGGGTCCGTTTCCGTCCATGGGTTGCCCGTCCGGTTGAGGAGGAGCTGGCCGTTTAGGTACACGGCCACGGAGCCCGGCGTGTATGGAACGGACGTGTAAAAGTCCGCGTTCGCGCCGTCGATCGCCCCGCTCAATAGCTCGAATTGTGGTTCCGGCATTAGATCGCCAGATAGTACAGCGCCACCGTGTCACCCGCCACAGGAGGATTTTCCAGGCGAAACGTGCGCGTTCCGGTCACGGTGGCGCGGCCTGGGAGGGCCTGGCCGTTCACGAACGGCACCACGGCGCGCCCGGTGTGAATGTCCCGGGACACGGCAAAGTCCCGGTTCGCGCCATCTATGACGCCGGAGGCGTCCTCCTTGCGCGGCGAGGCCATCTCACGCGCGCTTGAACGCCTCCAGCCATGCAACGATCTGTTGCGTGGCGCTGTGGAGGTTCTGGCGGACGATCCGAAAGCGGACCGTGCCGTCCCCGGTGTAGTCGCGATCGATCAGAAAGTCGTCCGCCTGGCCGGTGCCGGCGGTGGCCCTCATCGTTTGCCAGCCGGAGCCCGTGTTCACCTGGAGGCCCACGATCGCCGGTTGCGGCGCCGCGCCTCCAAAGTGCATGAGGCGCCACACCTGGCCGCTGGGAATTTCCGCGAGGGTGTCCACGCTGGTGGCGCCGGAGGCCACGTTGCCGGCTACATACTTGTCGACGCGCGTTCGTGCCATTAGCTGATCCGCTTCGCCTCATAGCGGCCGCCCATGACGTGCGCGCTATCGGTGTCATTCGTGAGAACGATCGCCAGCACCTTGGAACCGTCCCCGGTGATCCGGTAGCCCACGGCGTGGACTTCGGCATCCCCGTGGGTGGCCGCAACGATCACGGCGCCGGCCTCGCCGTAGTCCCAGACAACGGCCGCCGTTGTATCGTCCAGGTAGGCGCCACTCCCTTGGAAGTGAGCCACCTCCCACACCTCGCCGGAGCCCGGCGTCCACTCCTCCGTGGCCTCCTCAAGCGCTCCCACCTCCTGATATTTGCTGGCCACCTGGATCATGGCGTATCCCTCTCATAGCCGAACACCACGGCGTCAACCTCCTGGGTTGATCCACCCAGGCGCTCGCGCACGATCCGGAGCTTTTTCGTGGATCCGTCCCCGTCGATCGGCGTGCCGTCCCTGGCCGCGCCCACGTCCGGGAAGTTGATCCATTGGGTTTGCCCCATGATGTATTGACGGGCCACCACGTGTTCCGCGGCGCCGTCGTAATAGATCACCTCCACCCGGTTGCCCTTTTCGGTGGTGTCGCCCTCCGCGCCGGCCTGGAGTTGCTGGAGGTAGAACCGCTTACCATTCGGGATCGTGTATTCGGCCGTTTCGGCCACCGCCACCGCCAGCGGCGTGTCCGCCACAAACTGGACGGGCGTTGCGCCGGCCGGCGGTTCCGGGTTGTGGTTGACGTCGACCGCGAGGCGCGTCACGCCTCCGGCTCCGTCCACCAGGCCCACGCCATCGATTTCGACTATTCGGAGGCTCATGCGTTCGTCCTCACCCAGGTGGTGGAGGCGTAGCGCCCGTCGACGCGGGCCACCGTGCCGGCCATCCGGTAGGACTCCACGCCGGCGGCGTCGTATTGGATCGCGTCCACCTGGGTGACGCGACCACCGGAGCGCGTGAACGCCAGCTCCCTGATCTTGGTTGTCTTGGACGCGCTGTCCCAGTAGGTGATCGCGGACACGCGCCCGTCGACGCGGGTGGCCTCCTCATAGCAGGACTCCACAACGTCATGGGCCAGCGTGTCCAGCAATTCGTGGGCGGCCTCCGTGAGGCCGGAGCCCGATCGGAGGTTGAATAGGCCGGAACCGTCCACCGCCTTGATGTCCGAGCCCACGCGCGCGAGCTGGCCCACCTCGGTGGGATCTTCACCGAGATCGGGGAGATCCAGGGAGCCCTGGATCGGATCAGGCGTTCGCCCCATTCGCCCCCTTGGACTTGGCCGCCTTGCGCTTGGCGGCCGCCCGCTTCCGTGGCTTGGCCTTGCTGGGCGCCTTGCGCTTCGCCTTGGCCTTGCCGTTGCCCTTGCTGGGCGCCTCAGCCGGCGCCTGTGCCTCCGCGGCCTCCGCGGCCTTGCGCTGGGCGGCCTCGGATTGCGGCGGCCTGGTGCCGGTTGGGCGGCCCACGCCGATGTCCTCAGCCACCTGATCCGCCACCGCCACCGCGGCGGCCAGTTCCGCCTCCCTGGCGCGGAACGCCTGGATCGCGGCGTCCTCCATGGCGTGGCGCTTCTCCAGGAGGGCCACCACGCCCTTGAGCGCTTCCACCTCGCCGTGGCCCTGGATCTCGCGGTTGCGGGCGGCCTGTGCCGCCAGGTCCAGCGAGTCCACGCACCGGGCGATCTGGCGCTTGGCGTACTTGGCGATCTTGAGCGGTTCGCCCTCGCACAGCTCCTCCAGCTTGCCGGACTCCAGCTCCTTGTCCACCACCTCCGCGATGGCCTGGACGTGCTTCGCCGCGAGGAGGAGCGCCTGGCGCGCTCCGGTGTTCTCCGAACGCCGGCGCCCGGCCTCCTCCAGCATGTCCTCCGTGTCCGCTCCGAGGCCATGGAGAACGGCGCGTTTCAGTTCCGCTTTCTCAACACCCATTCGCTGATCACTCCTGTGTCTGGTGGAAAAACCGGGCGCCGCGTGTCAACGGCGCCCGGTGGGCTCGAGCCTAACTAGGCGCGAGAAATGACGCAGATCACGTCATTGACTCGAACCGTAAACTCGAACTTGAGCTGGCCGTTTGGAAGCGAGGTTCCCGGGTACACGTCGTGATTCGCGGCCGCGTCCGCGCCGGAGCGGAGGAGCTGGCCGTTTAGGTACACGTCATGATCATCGGCGAACGTGCCACCGCTGAGATCGTGGAGCTGGGCGTCCAGGTTCGTGCCGCCGGCAACGCCCCCCACGTCCGTGTCCGCCACGGTGGTGGAGGTAACCGAGGCATAGGTTTTGTCGAAATTGGCGCCCTGGTATGCCTGGAGGATCGCGTCCATGAGGCCAACCTCCCCAAAGGCGGCCTCGAAATCGGTCCAGGTTTGCGCGGCGTCCGAGAGCTGGATCCCGTCCTCGGACCAGCCGGCCGGCTCGTATTGATCGGTGAGCCGGAGGTTTCCGCCGGTGGAGGCGATCTTGACATCTCCGGCGCCCTGAACGGTGAGCGCGCCGGTGGTGTCGATCTGGTTCGCCGTTACGCCAATGTTGATCGTGGTTCCGGCCGCGCCGGTGTCCACCTTGATGCCGTTCAGGAAGTCCGACACCACCGCGTCGACGTCGAATTCGTCGACGTCATCCTCCACGGCCACCTTGCTGGTGCCGCCCGCGGAGCCCTCGATCACCCGGAACAGGATCGCCTCCAGGTCATCGCGGATTTGCCATTCGAGGCCCGCGCCCTCCAGGTCCAGGATGGCGTTGACGGTTGCGTCGACCGGCGTGGTCCCCTGGTTTGAGTAGGAGGTTTGCCGGTTGATCGTGCCGGAGCCGGCGCCCACGTCGACCACGGCGCCGGTGAGGAAATCGTGTTCGTTCAGATCCTCCAGGCGGACGCGCTCGCGGGTGGAGTAGTTGATCGTTTTGCCCTGAATGTCCGCGGCCGGGCACGCCTCCAGGTCATCGCCGGCGCTGTTCTGGCGCACAAACGAAATCTGGACGCGGTTGTCCGTGCTGTCCGTGATCGTGTCGCCGTCCACCAGGCCGTCCTCGCCCTGAAGTAGGCCATAAACCTTGCGCGCGTCGGACAGAATGGGATCGCGGGTAGCGCCGTCGACGATCTCGCACAGGTTGAGCGGGTTCAGCGCGTGCGGCCCGGCCACCTCGCTGAGGGCGTGGGTTCCGAACGTCCCGCCGTGCGCGGCCACAACCGTGCCCAGCGTGGTGACCGCGCCCACCGCCGCGGTGGTCTGGGCCGGAAGCTCGCCGGCTCCGAGGATCACGAAATTGTCCGAACCGCCCACGGACACGTCCGTGAGGTTGTGGACATCCCGGAGAACGCGCTTTTTCTCCACGGCGTGGAGATCGCTGTTCAGATCGTTCACGCCGCGCTGGGAGCCGGTTTCGAGGGTGGACGGAACGTTGAGATCGTCCCACCAGTTGCCGGCCTGGTCCTTGAGGAGGTTGTGGAGCTGGGAGCGGATATTGTTCAGATCCGTTTCCAGGTCCCCCGGGTTCGTTTCGTAGTTCGCCTCGGAGGGCGCAACGGCGTCCCCGTAGGTGCTGGAGTTTCGGATCTGGGTGTCTTGACGGAGAAAAGTGCGGCCCACGTTGCCCTCCTATGGTGTGTGATAGTGGTCCATGTTCCTGTTTTCTCCTGTGTCGGTTGCGGAGGACATCCCCCGCGGGAAGTCTATCACCGGCCGCGCCGGCGCCGTAGGTGTTTCACGTCCTCCGCGATGCCCTCCAGGGCCTTGGCGGTGGTTGCGGACGCCTCCTCCTGGCGGATCTGGGACTCGCGGATCGTCCGCTGTTCGCCGGTGAGCTTGTCCAGGCGCTTCTGGATCGGGGGGTGCGCGTCCGCGTCCTTGGCGTGGTGCCTCGCCTCCACCTCGATCCGGGTCTGGACTTGTTCCGGCGTGGTGCGCGCTTTCAATTCGTCGCGCACGGTGAGCCACCAGGCCGCAAGGGCCACAGCGCCGGCCAGGATCATGGAGGCCAGGAGCTTTGTCCAGCCCCCCACCTCCATGCCAAGGAAACGCCGGTGGCCGCCGCCGTCGCCGCCCCCAGGGTTCACCCGCGCGGCGAGTTTCTCCGCTAGCTGATCGAGGAACTGATCGGGCGTGGGTGTGCCCATTGGCGGCGTGTGGACTGGCGCCACGCCGATCTCCCCGGCGAGCTGGGAGTGGAGGCGCGCGGAGATTCGCCCGGTGTCCTCATCGCTGAGGGGGCGATCTGGCGTGCCGTTGTCGTTACGTCCGAGGCCCACGGTTCACCCGCACGCGAACCAGAAATCCACCGCCGCCACCTTGTCCGCGCCCGTTGCCTGGCAAGTGAACATGCCCACGATCGAGGAGCTGGCGCCGCCGCCGCCAGAACCGAACGCGGACGGGCCGCAAAGGTAGCCGTTCCCCCAGTTCGGATACAGGTTGTCGACCGTGGTGAAGTCCCGGATGTTGGTTTCCCCGGCGCCCGTGGGGAAGTCCTGGAACGCACCCAGGGCCGCGGAGAACACCTCGGAGATCGGGTTCTGGGCCGGCTCCCACCTTGCGGTTTCGATCTTGCCGGAGTTGATTTCGCCCACGCAACGGATCCCCATGAGGCGCGCGTTTCCGTCACCGGCGCACGCCGGCGGGCTCCAATATCCAACCTCAGCGCCGGCGCCGGCGTCCGCCACCCAGGCAAGCGTCCCTCCAATGGTCCAGGAGGATCCGCTTTTCGGAAAGATGTCCTTTCCAAGCGCGCGGCAATGGATCCACTTGCCCATGGGGATGCGACAATCGCGAAACTGTGTCTTGGGATCGTAGTCCGTCGATTGTCCGGCCGCCGTTTGAATCGCCGCCCAGCGGACATAGCCGGACGTGGTGGCCGGAACGCTACCGCCCTCCACGCCCTCGATCCGGTTGAACGTCAACTGGATCTTGCGGCGCTTGTTCGGCGTGGTGGTTGTCTTGGCGCGCGTGGTGCTGTCCTCGAAATCGCGCGTTTCCGAATCCCCGTCGACCACCTCCAGCTTGTATTCGAGGGTGTCCCACCTGGCGCTAACACTGGGCGCGTTCACCACCTCCGCGAAAGCGTCCGCCGGCACGTAGCACGCGAGGAGCTGGGGGTCCTCGCCGTCGATCGTCGATCCCACCCATTGCGCCAGGACGCCGGCCTTATTCGTGTAGCCCCGGGCCGTCCCGTTCTGGTAGTCGATGTAACCGCCACCAGGGCCGGAGAATGCGCCGCTTTGCCAGTCCGTGAGAATTGTCGCATGGGTGCCGGGCTCGCCCCCGGAGTTGCCGCGGGCGTCCAGGAGTTGCAGATCGCCCAGCATGGAGTGGAGGAACGTTTGCATGTCGTTCCAGTCCGCTGGATCCACCCCCTCGCCATCGTTGAACAGCAAGCGCTTGGGGGAGCTTCCGATGATTGTGGGCATGTCCTTGGCCTCCTATGGGGTTTGCCGGCGCTCCACCAGGACGCGGATCCCCCCGCCCTTTTTCGTTCGTAGCGCCTCGGTGACGGCGGCCACCGTTGCCGCCGTGGAATGAATGGCCCCGCTCCCGTATGGCACGATCACGATGATCACCGGTTGCTGTGGTCCCATGCGATAACCGCGCCCGTAGAATGCGCGCGCGAACCCGTCCGCCAGATTGCCGTCCTGGTCCAGCTTGCGGGCCGTCCAGCTCACCGTGGCGTCCACCTCCGCAACGCCGGAGGCGTTCGTGTATTCGCCGGCGTCCCCGTCCAGCCCGGTGATCGGGAACGTGCCATCATTGCCGGCGCTCGCGGCGCCGGACACCACCAGTTCCCAGGAGTAGCCCGGGAACGCGATTTCCAGCGGTGGCCGGTCCCACGGGGTATCAGGCTCGAACGTCATGTCCGGCGCCGTGCCGGCGAACGTGCCGCCGGTCCCGCTCATGCTGGTGAACGTCCCGAGGAACGCCCGGTCCCGTTTCAGCTCCACCATTTCCACGGTGCCCAGAATCCCCTCCGCGTCGACCACACCTTGGGCCACGCTAAGAAGCTCCGCGCGCGTGAGGGCGTCCTCCACGTTCTGAATGCGCGCCCGGAGGGTGGGATCGTCCTCGCCCTCCTGGCGCGAGGTGCCGCGGTCCTGTGCGTGCTGATCGAGCCAATCCGGATCGTCACCCACGGCGCCGATAGCATTCCCGATCAGGGTGTTCTGGAACCAGTCATCTAGCTGGGATTTCGCCGCGCCGATCATCTTGGCGATCATCGCCAAGTCCTCCAGCTCGCGGGATTCGTCCTGGTACCAGATCGGGAGTCCGGCCAGGGCGAAGTCCAGGAAGTCCTGTTCGTCTGGAGTGAGGGCCACGGGTTACGCTCCTACGATCGTAAGTGTACCAGCCCGGATCACCTCATCGGCGCCGGGAACGATGTCCGCGATCGAGGCCGGCGAACCGCCCACGGTGATCGCGGTCAGGGTGACTTTCAGGATGTCATCGGGATAAACGGCGATGATCGAGGCGTCGATCATGTCCAGATAGCAGGTTTCCCCGGCCTTGAGCTTGGCCATTCGGGCGGTGGCCGCGTCCTCCAGCTCGGTGACATGCGCCAGGACATCGAACCCGGCCCGGACGATCAGTTCCGCGGTGAAGTCCACCAGGAGGGGATCGCCGCCCAGCACGGTGACATTGACGCCGGCACAGCGCCAGTTCTCCAGCTCGGCCTCCACGTCCGCCACCATTTCGGCGGTGGAGTTGCCGTCCGCGTCCGTCACGCGCACGGTGACAAGGCCCTGGCCGTCCTCGGTGGCCTTGGCCACGCGCACGCTGTCCACTTGCTGGGCGCCGTATTCGAGCGCCGCCAGCGTGCCACGGCGAAGCGTGGACCAGAAGTCCCGCGCCCGTCGCCGTAGCTCGGTGTCCGATTCCTCATCGTTGCCGCCGCCGGCGGCCGCCGCGTTCGTGACTTGGAACGTGGCATCAAATGACGGGACATCGATCACCCGGACGATCGAGGCCGCGGCCACGTTGCCGTCCGTCCCCGGGTCGACCGCGGTGGCGCTCACGTCCAGCGGCCCCAGGACGCCAACGCCGAACACCAGGTTTGCATCCGTGGTGAACTGGACTTCGTTCCCTTCCGCGTCGAATTCGGTGGCGATCGTGGTGCCGGCCGGAATGGTGCCACCGGGCTCGCCGCCGCCCTGGGATGGCCTGGACCAGCTAACGGTGGCCTGTGCTTGGGTGGAGGGCTGGCGCTGGATCCCATAGTGATCGTCGACCAGCGCGGTGAGGGCATCGCCTCGCGCGCCGTCAATGAACGTTTCGCGGAACGCTTGCGCGCCGAATCGGATGCAAGCGTCCGACATGGCCGCGCCGCCGTGCAAGGTGGCCAGGCTCACGTCCCCGTCATAGAACTGGAGGGACGGCCGCCGGGTTTGCGCTTCGGCCATTCCTTGGGCTAGGAGATCTTCAAAGCTCGGAGCTACGGGCATCAGGACACCTCCACGGAAGCGTGGATCATTTCAGTTTGCCGCGGGCGGCCCTTGGCCAGAACCCACACGCTGATCGTGAGCTGGTCCGGCGTTTCGTCATCGATGGCGACGGCGGCCACGTCCTCCACGCGCGGATCCTGGACTAGCTGGCCGCGGATTCGCTCGATCAATTCGTCCATGGCCGCGCGCGTGCGCCGTGACTTGACGAATGCGCGAGCGCCCACGCCGTAGTCCGGCAACGTGGCCCACTCGCCGGGATCGGTGATTATACGACGGGCGATCGCCTGGCGAAGCGCGCGAGCGCCGCCCACGGTGAGGTAATCGCCGGAGGGCGTCACCTCCAGGTTTGCGCTCCCCGTCACGTCCAGCCAAATGTCCCGGCCCCACAGGCGATCGTATTGGCTCGCGCGATCGGAATCGCCGATCCCCGCGGCCCCCACGGTAACGCCGGGCAAGGTCCACGTGTAACCGCTCATGGCAAACCGTCCTCCATGTTCCCGTCGCTGTCCAGCGCATACACCCAGAGCTGATCCAGGTCGGATTCCCAGCCGGCGCGCGGTAGGACTTTGAAGTGATAGCCGTTCGCGATCGAGGTGACCAGGCTCGAGCCCGAATCGAACGGGTAAACGAATTGCGATCCGTCATAGACGATCAGGGTTTCGTTTCGGCGCGCATATTTCAGGGTGACCAGCACCAGGCGGATCCCGGGCGCCGGGTCCTCCACGTCGAATTCGATCGGCGTCCGGCTCGCCGTGTAGCGCGAACCGGGGAACACACCAGGCGCCGGCGTCATGTTCGTGATCGTCGGAGCGGTGGCGTCCGGCCCGGCGCTTACCGGCACCTTGTAACCGCCCGCGCTGTGCGAGCGGTCCCCGCTTCCGGTTGCGGTTGGAAACGGGACCAGTTCTCCGTCCAGGGCCGTCATGGTGTCCTCCTATACGATCGGCGCCGTGCCGGTTTCCCACGGGACGGCGAATTCCCCGAACACGGCCCAGTCAAACGTGGGGCTGGCCGCGTTCGCCTCCACGGTGTCCCCGGTGGACATCCCAGGCCCCACGAAATAGAAATCCTCGAACGCGCCGATCACGCCGTAGTCCCCCGTGGTGTAGCCGCACATGGCCACCGGATACATGCCCCAGTTTCCACTGATTTCGTTCGGGATGGCCGTCACGTTCTCCCCCAGCGCGAAACCCATACCGGCCTCGATCACCGGCCGCCCGCGCCACACGTTGGAGATCGATCCAAGCGGTCCGGCCTGGAACCCGTGCCAGCAATTGTATTCCCACATTCCATAGGAATAGCTCGGATCGTAGCGGTGGAAATTGTCCGCGGTGTAGTAGGTTGCCCACGGGTAGGCGTAGATCGTCCATGGGTTCGTGAACCCGGCGATCGCGCTTTGCAGCTTGCTAAGGCAATAGACGGTCCGCACGCTGTGTCCCGGGTCCGTCATGATCGCAAAGTCCAGCTCCCCGTCATCGGCGTGTATGAAGGAAAAGCGGTAGGTGCCGGCCTGGTTCGTTCCGTGGGGGTCATCGCTCACGGCCGTGAGGCTCGCCACCGCGGTGGGGCCGTTCGCCGCGTCCCCGGTCCCGCTTGTCCACTCCCCAAGCTGGAGGGTGAGGGCGTTATTGTTGTGGCAATTGAATAGGATCTGGACCGTTCCGGCCGCGTTCTCGAACACGGCCCAACTGTGCGCGGTTCCCTCGTTTGCCCACACCACCGATCCCGTGCTTCCCCACCCGGGGCCTGGCCAGCCGGCCGTCACGCCGTTGCTGCTACCGCGGAGGATCCACGGGTTGGAACTGGCGCCCGTGAAAAAATTGTAAATGTCCGACAGAAACGCGGACATGAGGGTTTCCTGTGTGGTGTACGTGATCGCGTTGTTCACGCTGAATTCGTAGGTTTTAGCTTTGCTGGGGAACGCCATCGGTGCCTCCTATGCCATGAGCGGGACGCTACCGTCCCACGGAACCGCCAGCGACTCGAACACGCACCATTCACGGGTGGGGCTGGAGGGGTTGTCCTCGATCGTGTCCCCGTTGCTGAGGGTATCGTGGACGTAATAGAGATCGGGGATGCGCCCGTGGCGGCCCTTGGCGCCGGCGATGATCGAGGCGAACCCACACGGGGACATTGGAACCTTGCCGGTCCATGACTGGATCGATAGCTCCGTTCGCTCCGTGATCGCCTCGCGGTTCATGCTCGCGGTCGACAGGAACCCGTCCCGCCACGCGCCGCCCTGGCGAAACTCGAAATTATCGGTGGATTGGCCAAGGTAAGCGTTCGTGAGGCGGCCCCCGGCGCTGTAGGAGACGCACCACGCCACGTGATTCGCTGTCCAGCCGGAAACCGGGTCCTGGGGGCGAACAAAGATCATCGCGCACTTGATAATCCCGGCGTCCGCCAGGAACACCAGCTCCACGTCCCCGTCCGTGGAGTGTATGCAATGGAGGCGGCCGTCCCGCTCGGTGCTACCGGCATCGAACCACCAGTCCGCGTTATTCGACCACGTGTAGGCGTCCGCCGCGGTGGGCAACGTGGTGGCGCCGCCGCCGGTGTACAGGCCGGCGGGTGAATACTGGATATAGCCGTGGTCATAGGAGGAGCCCAGCGCCATGAGGAGCTGGCCGCCGCCGTACATGTTCAGCACGATCCACGATCCCGGCGAACCGGTCAGGAGATCGTACTGATCCACCCAGTAATCCGTCCCCGTATTGGACCAGTTCGTTTTATCGGAGGATCCCCACACGGTGGCCGCGCCGGCCGTCCAGTTGATCCACGCCTGTTTCATGTTGAAATAGCATTCCCGATAGGCGTTGTGCTGTCCTCCGACCACGCCCACGTGGCGGTTGAGATCGAATTCGTAGTTTTTCTCTAGGCTGGGGATTGCCATCGGGTCCTCACGTGATCGGGTAGGACACGGACGCGATCGTGGCCGTGCCTTGATTGTCGGTTGCCGGGTGGATCACGGCCCCCAGCGCCTCCGCGGCCTCCTCTAGCGTTGCCTCCCCGGAGGTGTTCGCATCGAACGCGGCCGCCAGCGCCGCCTGGAGGCCGGCGAACGTGGGGGGCGTGATCAGGGTGGCCCCACTGAAATAGAGGGCTGGCGCCGCCACCAGCGCGCCCCAGAACGCCACCAGGCCCGCGACCACCGCCGCGGCGCCCTCCGAGGAACTGGCGCCGGGCGTGAACGCCATAGCGCCAGCCATCGCCGGCACGGCGAACGATTCAACGGAGGCTTGGGTGATCAGCACAAGCGATGCCTGTGCTCGGTTCGCCATATAGTCGCCGTAAGCCTCAGCAAGCGCCTGTTCCCCCTCCCCCGCCGTGAGGGTGGGAGTCATGTTCTCCAGCGCGGTGGCCAGCGTGGACTCGCTGAGGGCCATTATTTGACCTTCACCACCTGGGAGTAACTGGTGGGCGCCGCGGCGTTGTCCGGCGGCGAACTGGGGCCGGTGCCGGTGCCATGCTTGTGGACTTCATAGGCGGACTTTAGGACCACCTGATCGGTGCCGCCGGTGCCATCGTGGATCAGCACCTCCTGATCCATGATGATCGTTCGGCCAGCGGCCGGTCCCTCGCCGGACGGATTCGGAACGTTGCCCGAGGACAGCACGGCAACGATCGACGGGGCGAACGCCAGCTCCCCGGCCGGCATCGCCACGATCACCTCATCGCCCACCGCGGGGATCGCCCAGATGCCGCGGCCCGCGCCACCGCCGGCGTTGCCTAGCCGGCACGTCACGTCCAGGGCGTTCGGCATTAGCTCCACGTCCACCAGGATGTCCACCACCTGGCCGTCCTCCTCCACCAGCTCCCAATGGGAGGACTCGCCCTCCGGCAACGCGACCACGCCAAGGCCCACCCACAGCTTGGCCGGGCCTCCGGCGGACTGGAGGGCGCGCGCGAGTGGTTCGAGGTTCAGGCGCTTGGTTGCGTGGCGCCGGCGCTTCGGCTTGCGGAGGATCGTCATTCGAGCGCCGTCCCCTTGAGGTGGTTCCAGGTTAGATCGCCCACGCCGGTGCCGTCCCTTTTCCTCCGCTTCTGTTCGCGCTTGGCCGCGGACTTCCGCGGCGTTTTCGCGGCCTGGTCACGGAGCCCGTCGACCACGATGTAGTCCAGCAAGCGGCCCTCAATGCTCACGCCGTTGTCGACGTCGTATTCGTAGCTCACCTCACCCACACGGAGCGGGCGCGTGAGGCCGCGTAGCTCGGTGTACTTGGACGCGATCACCTGTGCCGCGCCCTCGGTGAACCCGCGCGATAGGAGGTGGCTCACCTTGGTGGCCTCGGGGACTTTCTCATCGCTGAGGAGCGCATGGTCCCGCGAGAATTCGTCCCAGTTCAGGGACACGGAATCGCCGGCGGCCAGGTCCATGATGTCCCGATCTCTGATGTCCGTGAGATCGCGTGTTCTAAAGATCACCTCCCGCTCCTCGCGGCCAAGCCGATCGTGGCGCGCCTTGGCCATCTGGCGAAGCACGGCGCGATCGGTGATTCCATACACCGGAATGATCTCGTATTCGTTCGTTTTCTTGATACTGGTGGAGGTGCCTCCGCGCTTGAGCTTCCGCGAGCTGGTTTTGACTTTTTGCCAGGCGCCTTTCGGATACTCGATCGTGATTGGCTCGCGATCCCGGTCCGAATAGGACTGAATGATGATCGAGGGAACGGTTTTCTTTCCGAGGTGCCGGGTTAGTTCCAGGGATTCGAGGTTCTTTCCCCATGTGAAGCGCCGGACATCGATCGCGCCGGCCGTGGTGAGGTTCTGGGGGTGCGTGATAATCACCTCCAGGCCGCGCACGAAACACACGAACCCGTGGCGCCGGACCGTTTTCGAGATAACGTCCCAATAGGTCGTATCCTGTTCGATCGGGATGCCGCGCCGCTTGCCGCGCGTTTCGTTCTGGCCCACACGTGGGAGCTGGGAGTCCTTGACGCCCCACACCTCAACACCCAGGCGATCGTCCGGGTCCGCCATGGCGAGGATCGCCTGGACGAATCTGTCCAGGCGCTTGCCGGTGGGGATGCGCCGCGGCTTGCCCTTGTCCGTGGGGGGCCATTGCCGGCCGTCCAGGTAGGCCGTGTAATCCTGGCCGCTGATCGTGATCCACCGGCCGGAATCGTCATAGTTCGCGGTCATGTCATCGAACAGCCCGGCCACGGTGGGCTTGGTGCCCCACACAAAGCGCTCCTTGCTGTTCTGTGCCTTCACCTCCAGGCCCAGCTCCTCAGCCGGCGAGCGCTCACGGCCGGAGGTGGGCGCGTCCAGGGCGCTGAACTGGCGATCCATTAGCTCCGGGTTGCCCTGGCCGGGTGTCTGGAATAGGTACACCTCCGCGGCGCCGGCGCGGACTAGCTGGGGGTCGACGGGGAAATCGTCCGCGTCAAACGTAATCTCCCAGGAGTCCGGATCATCGTAGGCGTTCCGGTGGACCGTGGCGGCCTTGGGAAGCACGGGAAAGATGATCGGTTCCGTGTCCCGCGCGTCCGCCCCGAAGCCATCGAAAACCACCTGGAGGATCGCGCGGCATTGCGGATAGTAAACCCGGGACATCCTAGCCGGTCCCCCGCTCCGGGATGATCAGCAATTCGTCCCCGGTGAGCGCCATCGTGGTGAGCGCGTTCCGTTCGGCGATCAGGCCCCAGCAATGCGGCGTCCCGTAGAACCGCCGCGAGATCTTCATAAGCGATTCCCCGCGGTGGGGACGGTACAGCGCGAGCGCGTTCGGGTCCGAACGCTCCTCCACGCCAAGCGCCGCCGCGCGCGAGGTGCCCAGCGCAACGCGAGCCCGGAACCGGATCGATCGTGACCAGTCCTCGAACGCCAGCACGGACATGGCCGTCCTGTGCGCCAGGTCCAGGTCCGATCGCACGGCGGTGAGATCGTCCAGGATCGAAAGCGCGTCATTCTGGGCTTGCCGGAATTGCGTGGCCATCCTGGTGAACGCCTCGATCGGCCTCACGTCCTCCTTGATCAACTCACGCTGATCGAGGGTGTCCCCGATGGCGTCCCGGCTCGCGCTCATGGAGGCCAGCGAGGCGTCCACGGTGTCCATGACATCCCCGGCAACGGCCGTGCGCGGCGCGTAGTCCTGTGCGTCCAGGATCGTGTCCACCAGGAAGTCCAGATCATCGAACGCTTGCTGAGTGGACACGGTGGTGGTGGGCGAACGATCGTCCATGTTCGCCTCCCCCGCTCGCACGTGGGGATCAAACGTGAACGTGTATTCGATGTACCAGGCTCGCCGGTAGGGGAAATCCCAGTCCGTGATCTGGCCCTCGAACGCCTGGCCCTGGAACTGGATCCGGACCAGGTTCCCGCGCTCGCACATGGCCTCGAACCGCCGCATTTCCCCGGCCGCGTAGCCGGCGAAATTGTAACGATCATCCCAGCGGCCGCGGAACGTCTGGGCCTTTTTCCTGGGGCCAAGGACTTGAACGGACGGCGTGCGCGATCCGCTGTAGTCGGTTCGCACGTGCCGCATGGTGCCGCCCATGTTCCACGGCGCGAGGGGGCACGCGCGCGCGCCGCCCTTTGCCGGGTCCGGCGGCGTTCGATCGGACACCCACTCGAATGAGGCGGACGGGCCGCCATCCGGCCGCCCTCCGGTTTTGCGTCCGATCCGTCCTATCTCCTGGATCGTGAATGCGCCGGCGCTGGACACGTTACGGGCCTCCCCTGTAGCTTCCGGTCCGCGCCACGTCCTCGAACGTGCGCGCGAGATCGAACACGAATCGATCCGGGTCCTCGGACTTCGCCTCGATTCGGTGGATCGTCACGTTGATCTTGGGAGGCTTGCCAGCTCCTCCGATCGGTGGCAACGCCGTGGACGGTCCCTCCTGGCCGGCGGCCCGGTGCGTTTCCATGGCGGACGCCAGAACGCTGGGGAGGTAGGTCCCCTGCAACATGCGCGCGAAGTCCCCGGCGCGGTCCGTGCTGTTCGCCATCTCCATGTTAAGGCGCTGTAGCGCGGACTCGATAGACTGGACGGCGAATTCCTGTTCCAGAACGCCCTCCTTGGTGGCGATCTGTTGAGCGTATCCCTTGAAATCGGACGCTTTGAATTCGGCCAGGTTTGTGGGGCTGAGGCCGGTTTGCTGGGCGTATTCGGCGATCTGTTTGTACATGCCGCGGATCTCGCCGGCCTTGCCCCCCAGCGTGGTGGCCAGTTGCACCTCGCGGAGGTATTGCTCCTCATTCTCCGCGCGAAACGCTTTCATGTGTTCCGGCGTTCCGGCCCTGGCCCCAAAGAACCCCACCGCCTCGCGTTTCGCCGCGAGCTTCTCCAGCTCGCTCATGCCGGCGCCGTAGGTTGCGATACTTTCCCCCAGCTTGGGAACGCTAACGCGCTCCATTACCTCCTGGCCCTTTTGAATTCGCTTCCGCTCCTCAGCGCGGCGCTTGTTCTCCGCGGAGCGCCACCAGTCATAGAGCCCTTTCATTGCCACGTAGGCCACACCCACGGCGCCCGCGTACTTGGCAACCGCGCCCGCGGCCGTGGCGATGCCGGCTCCGAACTTGGCCACGGACAAACCGGCCTTGTTCATGTTGCCCATGAGGAGCCCGGCGCCAGCTCGCCGCGTGAGGCGCCCGGTTAGCCCTCCTACCTGGCCCACCAGGCCCCCGGCCATCGTGCCTAGTTTGTACGCGGCAAACCCCTTGGCCACCAGGAGGAGCGTATCCGCGTGGTTCACAAAGAAACCGGCCACGTCCCGGAGGAGCCCGAAGATCGACGCGAGGCCCTTGGCGAGCTTCTGGGACATCTCCTCCACGCGATCGGCGTTCGCGTGGATCCACACGTTCCACGATCGGATCTCGCCGGTGAGGGCGCGGAACAGGGGGAGGCCAACCTTGCCCAGAAAGATCTGGAGGTTGTCCTGAAACGTGGAATAGACGCCGGAGAATGAGTTTTCCTGCGCCTTGGCCATGTTCGTGATCGCTTCGCTGGTGAGCGCGCTTTTCAGATACATGGCGCGTTGCTGGGCGCTCATGGCGTTGAACGCCTCGCGGCCCTTGTCCCCGATCATCCCCATGGGTTCGAGGAGGGCGCGGGCGAACAGGTCCACGGAGCGCACGCGGCCCATTAGCACGGATTCGATGTCCCGGGCGGCCACGTCCGCCTCCATGCCGAACGCGCGCGCGGCCACCACGGCGCCGGCGGTGAGATCCTCAAGATCTTGCATTCCAAGGCCGGCTTGGCTGATCGGCCTCACGATCAGCGAGGACATGTCCACCATGTCCTTGGTGGTGCCCACGGACTTTTTGGCGCGCTCCTGGAGGCGATCCACCAGCGCGGTGGCCTCGCCCATGGATTCCGTCCAGCCCTTTTTTGTGGTCAGGGACACCATGCCGGCCATTTGGATCTTGGCCTGTTCCATGGAGGCGTTGAACCCGATCAGGTGTTTCGCCCCGGCGCGAACCCCGAAGTAAGCGCCAGCGGCCGCGCCGATCTTGCCCCACGCGGAGGACAGCAACCGCGAGGACTTCGCCGTCCGCTCAACTTGCTGGGACATGGCCCGCATGGGCCGCGTGGCGCGGTCCTCCATTTGGTAGCGGAGGCGAATATCATAGAGCGTTGTCTGGGCCATGTCCTACTTTCGCCAGCGCTTGGGCCGGGCCAGGGAGCCAAGTCCGGCGCCTCCGTCATCGGGCGCCGTCCGTTCGATCAGGTCATCTATTCCTCGGTGTAGCGCCCAGCGTTCGTTCAGCGTGAGGGTGAGATACGTCCCCCATGGCATCCCGTCCGCGTGCCAACCACACCGGACGAATTCCGCCATGAGGCGCTGTGTTACTCGCCGGTAGGCTGATCGGCGCTTTCCGCGCGGGGAGTCGCGGTCACGATCGCGCCCCCCGCTACCGCCTTTTTTACGTCCTCCATTTCTACGCCATTCAGATCGTTGAAAAACGCTTCGATGTAGATCAGGGTCCGGTGGGACCAGGAGTCCATGGCCATGAAAGGAACGCCGTCCAGGTTCACCGGTTCGCCGTCAACCTCCACCAGGGAACAGCGAATGGACTCCCGCTTGTCCGCCTGGATCGCCGCGATCGCGGAGCCCTTGAGGGCGCTGGAGGCGTTCTGGTCCGCCCAGATCGCGGACTGGATATCGTCCTTGGCCTCCAGTTCGCGCATGACCACCTCCCGACAGTCGCAATACTCTGGGAGGGGATAGCGCTTGATCAGTCTTGGTGCGTTGCTCATTTCGATCACTCCTGTGTCTGGTGGTTGCTAGCGGGCTCGAGCCTGCTAGGCGGACATGGGCAAGGCTTTTTTGCACTTGCCCTCGAACGGCGTGGACACGTATTCCTTGCGCCCACCGAATGAGATCTCCGTGGGCCGGAGGAACACCTCCTGGAGGACGTGGATCGCCGGCGTTTCGCCGCGCTCGCGGTAGGCATAGATCACGGTGATCGTGATCGCCGGGTGCGCTTGCTGGTTCGCCTCGCGGCTTACGATCGTTTGGAGGAAATCGATCACCTTGCGGTCCTGGTGCTGGACCGTGAAACTCAGATCATAGCCGTGGTGCTGAAAGTCCAGATCGGACTCCAGCTCCCCCAGGAAATCCTCCTCCATGAGATCCCCGCGTTCGGTCAGGGTGAAATCGGTAGCTTTGAAAAAGCTCCCCTCCTGGATCTGGCCGTCCACAGCAACCCTCATGGTTACTTCCTGGCCTCGAATTCTCAGCGACATGGCGTGCTCCTATCGGTTGACGTTGGCGGTTGCGCGGTGAGGCGGCCCGGTTCCTATGACTCCTCGATCGTGACCGTGGTCCCGATCGTGCTTTCGAGGATCAGGTGGAGCATGTGGCCGATCAGCCGAACGTCCCACCGAATTTTCTCGATGCCCTGGCCCCGGCTCGCGTCCGTGTTCATGGACTGATCGATCGCGAAATCCTCAATGATGCGCGATGCGTCCTTGAGGGCATTGGAGAACGCCACCAGCTCGCCGGCCATCTGTGCCCGGTTCTCCAGCGTGTTCTTGCTTTTCACGTAGTAGCGGAGCCGGTCCGAGGCGCTGAGGATCAGATAGTCCGCGCTCCGGCGCCGGGCGATCTCGGTTTTGCCGGTGGTGGTGTCCGTGACCACCGCGGAGCGGAACAGGAACGCGCCGTCCGGTAGCTTCTCCAGGGTGGAGATGCCAGCGGCGCGGAGCGCCACCAGGTCCGCCCTGGTCAGGGTTTCGTTCGCCAGGCGCCGGATGCCGGCGCAGTATTGCGCATTGGCCCGATCGCCCGGGTGGACGTCGACGTCCGTTTGCGAACAGATGCCGGCCATCCATTCGTGTGGCGGGACTTGGATCTCCAGGCCCGTTTCCGGGTCCAGAGTGTAAGCGGAGTTGAAGCACCACCAGATCCGCCCGGAGGCCGTGGTGATGTCCGTCCCCTTGTTCGCGCTCTCGGTGGCCACCACCTGGCCGTGGGTTCCGCTCCACGTCAGGAACGCCTTGTCCGCCACCAGCGGCGCCAGGGTGACCAGCGTCCCGTTGAGGGCGTTCTGGTCCACGGAGGCGCCAGCGACGAAACAGCAATAGGGGCCTGGAGTGTAGGCCAGATCGGTGATCGCGGAGATGTAGTCCGCGGAAACCGCGGTCCCGTCATCGCCCACGTTCGTGGTGTAGGCCGCGCCGATGGCCGCGATCTGGACGAAATCGTCCGCGTCCCGCGCGGCCACGAAATCGGTTTCCGTCACCGTGGAATTGTTCGCCGGGCGGCCGTCCGCCAGCTTGGTGACGGTCACCCAGTTGGCCACGTCATCCCCGATCACCTCGGCCAGGTTGTCATCGCTGGCCGTTTTAATGTTCAGGTTTTCGTAGGTGACGGTTTCCCCCAGGTAGCGCACCACCAGGTTGAAGTGATTGGCGTCCCCGTCCGAGGCGTCCTCAACCTTCCAACCCACGTCCGCCGCCCAGTCGCCCGGGGAGCTGGCGGCGACTTTCAGCACCTCGGTTCCGGCGCCGTCGACGCCCTCCTCCACGTGGACGTGGCCGGTGTCCGCGTCCGTTGCGATCACGCGCCGGATGTACAGCGATCCGAATCGCTTATTGAGGAGCGAGCGCCACACCTCGCCCACCAGCGCGCCACCGGAGCCACGATCGCGGCCGCCGTACACCTCCAGGAAGCGCGCCGTCGACGAAATCCACTGAACCGTGGACGGGCCGCGGACACAGATCCCCGCGATGCCGGTGGCACCAAGATCCGCGCCCTGAATGAATCCGGGCGGATCTTTCTCGACTACATAGAGGCCCTCCACCTGGGTGAATTCGGCCGGGTTCGAGGTGAAATAGACATCCTGCGCCATGGTGATCGCTCCTGGTTTGTGGTCATGGGGAGGGCGTGATCGTCCCGTCCTCAGCTATGAGGACCACCTCCACGCCAGGCGGCCCGAACGTTGCGGATCCAAAATCGTCGCCAAGGGCAACGCCGAGTTGCAGTTGATCGATCGTCCAGGCGTCCAGGCGCGTGACCAGGGCCGGGATGATTCCAGTTAGCTGGGTGATCGAGAAGTAGGCTTTGTCAAACGCCAGCTCATTGCGCCATTCGTCCTCCTCCAGCTCCCAGGCCGCGCGGAATTCGAGGGGGCACGCCGTCACGTCCGTGAGGAGGACGCCCGGGTGGAGTGGCGTTTCCAGAAACAGGTTGCTGATCTCCTGTTCCAGCTCCATGCGCTCGAACAGGGTGGACGCCCCCAGCCGGAGCTGGATCGTGGACTCATGCCGGCCCACGTTCATGATCACGCGGTCCGGCGCCGGGTCCGAGTGTTCGAGCGCCTGATCGGGGAAGTAGCGCCAGCGCACCGGGATGATCGCCAGCGAGGGCCAGCGCATCTCCCGCGAGCTGGGGGCCTGGCCCACACAGATCCGATCCTTGAGCGCCGGCACGGCGCACGTGATCGCCTTGGACAGTTGCTTGAGCGCCTCTAGCCGAACGATCGCCATTACTTGGGATCCTTCTGGCGCGCCAGCTTTTTGAGGAGCCGGACGAATTCGATCGCCACGTAGTCCTGGAGAAAGTCCAGCTTGGACTGGACGAAATAGGTAGGCTTCTGGCCCTCGCGGGCGAGCTTCCAAATGATGCCGCGCGCGATCGATGCGATCTCGGGGTTCTCCTCCCACACCTCGCCGCCGCTTCGGCCGGACGATTGCCAGCCCTTGGCGTCGACGCGCTTGCGGCGCCCGGATTTCGTCACCATGCCGAAATAGTGGCGATGGCGGTACACCCAGAAATAGATTGCCTCGAACCCCTCCCAGCTCACCGGGTGGGGCCGTGCGCCAAGCTCCACGATCCCCGCGTGGGGCGCATTGTTCTGGAGAACGGCAAGCGTGCCGGAGCGGGTGAACGCCGCGGCCGTCCCGCTGATCCCCATGCCTGTGCGCTTGATCTCCCAGCTCGATCGGAGCTGGCCCAGATCGGTGGGACTCACGCGCGCCAGGAGCGCCTTGCCGCGGGCCGCGCCTCGGAGCGTAGCGCGCTGAACGGCCTTGCGTGCCGCGTTGTCACGGCGCCGGAGGAGCGCGCCTAGCTTTCCCGGCGTGGTCCTGATCGGGTTGCTGGCGGCCGGCACTAGAACGCCTCCGATACAGCGCGCAAAAACAGCACGAACCCCATGTCCTTTTCACGGTCCGCGAACGGTGGGCGCGTGTGCTGGTAGTAGCGCGATCGTTGCTCCTGGCCGTGGGCCTCATCGATTCGGATCAGCCATTCGGAGGTGGAGGGGAGATCGCCGCCGCCGTCCAGTTCCGCCTGGGTGTAGGTGAAGGAAACCTCGGTGAGCCGGATCTCCCCGGCCTCATCTAGGCCGCATGGCTCCATTGAATAGCGGAGCCCGTCCCAGATCAGGACGCGCGGTTGTGGCCTCAGCTCCACCACGGTTTCCGTGGCCTGGCCCTGGCCGGCGATCGCGCCGGACCAGTCACGGCGAACGGTGAACGTGCGATAAGCGCGCACGCCGAACGCCGGGTGTAGATCCTCGCGCAACCCGTCGATCACCTCGTCAACCAAGGAGTCGACTAGCACGTTCGGATCGAGTGTAGCGGAACCGCCCATGGCCTAGTTTGGGTGTGCCACCCCTCCCACGCGCCATTCGATCGTCCCCGAGGTGTACGCGGTGACGGCCAGCCGGCACTTGCGCGCCGCCGGTAGCGCCAGAAACTCCGGGCCGGTTTTGCCGGTGGCGAATTTGGAAAAATTCGTCCCGTCGATCGACAGCTCCACGTCATAGGTGCCCACGAACGTGCCGAACACCTGGACGCCGGCCTCCACGGCGAAGCGATCATACTGAACGGCCGCGGTGTTCCCCGTGCCGGTGGCGTTCTCGCCCACAACGTCCTGAAATACGCTCATTAGCTCGCTCCGTGCTAGTGGTTCGGGCGGCCGCCCCCATGGTCGACACTGGAGTAGTAGGCACCACAGGAACGGCCGCCCTTGCCGAAAACGTTGGGTTTCAAGATCGCGATCATCCCTGCGCCATGTAGTTGCGGGCCGCTGGCCCGTAGTAGCTCGCGCGGAGTCCGCGGCCGCCATCGAACGGGCCGCCGCGAACCTCCACACCGAGGACGCGCGCGAGGCGCCCCACCAGGCGCTTGCCCTCGCGGTACAGTTGGACCATTTCGCGCCGGTTCAGCTTGATCGATCCCACGTTGTCCGCCTTGAGGCGGCCGTGGCCGCCCACCAGCTTGGTGTCGACGTCCTTGAGGGACGCCAGGAGGCCCGGGGGGTCATCGCCGATCGCGTTCGTGATCAGCGATTCGTCCGCGGGGAACGTGGCGATCGCGTTCATGGCGCGTTCCAGCGCGTTGTCCGTTTGTCCAAACCGGGGCGTCCACCCCAGGAACATGCGAACCTCCGCGCGTTGTTCGTCCGTGAGGGCCACAGGCTAGTCCTCCTCGCCCTCCGTCAACTCCTCCACCTCAGCGGTGGGGGGCGGCGCTTCGGGCTGTGGGGCGCGAGCTGGGGGCGCTGGCTTGCGCTTGCGCTTGCGCACCGGGGCCGGCTTGCCTTGCTTCGCCAGCCATTCCTTGTGTGCATCGCTCCCCACGGGCACCACGGTGGGCTCCGGGAGGCCGCCGCCCGTGCGGCGTGCGCTCATGCGCTCGATCACGGACGGGAACGGCGTCCGGCGTGCGGCCTTGACGGGCACACAATAGCCGTCCGCGAAATCGTGGTCCTGGCCGGGCTCGAGTTTTACCACCAGCGGGCGCGTGCCCGGGTTGCCGGCGATCGTGAGGGTTTGCGCCTCGCCGCTTATGTTGATCATTCTGGCCATCGTGACTCGCTCCTGTGTCGGCACGGCGCGCGGCCAGGGTAGATCGCGAGGGCCACACCACGCCGCGCGCCGTGTCCCGTGGCGTGGCCCTCGATCTCAGGACTACAGGGTGGCGTCCAGATCCTTGATCCGGCCGTGCGCGTTGCAACGGCGGTTCTTGAGCTGGGGATACAGGATCAACTGGAACTTGTACTTGTCGCCGTCGCGTCCCAGCGGGTTGATCCGGGCCACCAGCTTGGTGCGGCCCTCGCCCATTTGCTCCTCCTCGGAGCCCACCAGTTGCGCCATTGCCATGGACTGATTCACGGCGCTGATCCCGTCCGGCATCTGGCAAACCTTGAGGTATTGCGAGTTGAGGAACAGCATTTCGCCGTCCGGCACGTCCACGTCACGGACCACGGGAACGCCGTCGAATTCCAGCATGTGGAAACCGGCGTCCAGGGTGATCTTGCCGCCGCGCAAGCGGACGTTGTCGACCCACCGGCGCTCCTGGCCCATGAGCTTGCCATATTTGGCGTGGAGGGCCGGCGTGGTGAGAATGAGATCGAACGGCATCCCGCACGCCTCATAGACCGTGGTCCTCATGTCGCGCATGAGATCGACCACCAGCGCGCGCGGGGTTCCGCCGTTGTCGTCGACGTTGGACGCCCACAGCGGATAGGTGGAGCGGTCGACGCCGGCATAGGTGCCGGTTTGATCCAGCGGTCCACCGGTGGCGCACAGGCCGAACATGGCGTCCGTGGTGCCGTCGCCGTCATAGAGCGCTTGCTGGATCCCCTTGGCCAGGCGCTCGATCGCGTCCCCCAGCTCATCGGCGAACAGGGCGGCCAGTT